TAAGAATATAAAGTATATATATAAAGATATATATTATTATTAAGATTAAGAGGTGGTTACATAGTAACCACGATTCTATAGCTTGTAAAGCTATAATAGTTAATAATATAAAGTATAAGACTAATATTATATATATTAAGTAAAGTATATATTAAACTATATATAAGTTTATATGGTCGCAAAAGCTCAAAAAAGCTTACAATCGTTTGATTAAAGCTTGATAGACTTAAGATGGTTAGATTGATTGAGTGTTAAAGTATTGTTGAGTTTAAAGGCGTTGGTTGTTGATAGTTTTAGATTGATTTGATTGTAGTTTAAAGTTATTATGGTTGTTGTGGATAAGGTTGTTGATAAGTTGTTGATAAGTGTAATAGTTGTATTAGTATGTATAATACAAAGTAAGGTAAATTGGTAAGTAAGTTAGTAAGTAAGTGTAATCATTAAAATTACAATTCACTTTTTATTGGTCTGAAACCATTGAAAATACTAGTTTTCAGCCTATCTGTATTACTAGCCTAGTACAGTTGATAAACTCCGAAAATCATATAACATATATAGGTGTATATACACTTGTCTTGACACCATTAAAAGTAGTATTGATTATTGTTTTGTGCAATATCTGTGCAAGTAGTCTTATTTTTAAAAAGTGCTTAAAGTATTGATATCACTAGCTTTTAAGCTAATGTTTTATTTAAGATTATCTTTATTTTAGGCTTTTTAAGCCTATAGGGGACTATTTTTCTAGTTTGATAATCATTCTCAACCCAGTCTTTTAGTATGTTACTACACACACTCATCCCCACACAATCCTTAGCTTACACATATCAATCCTTCACCAATCCCCCACAATCCTATTTCCCCCTATTCACAATCCCATCACCAACTAATAATCCATCAAAACATCAAATGCCCCTTTTAAAATCCCTAAATCAATACCTATCATTAAAAATATTGTGCAAATTAGCACCAATCACAAATTCCATCTAGTCAAAATCCAACTCAATTAACCACTCTTCTATTCTATTCAAGAAAAATACGATAATGAAACAATCTACACCCCTTGAAAACACTTAATCCTAGCCATTTTTATGTAATAAAATCACTCAATTTCATACCCTATAATAGAACACCACTTCTTGAACAAACTATATACAAGGGAATCATGGAAGTAATGAATAAATAAAATTGGTATAAGCCTTAGAGTTTAGATTTCAATCAATTAGGGGTACAGAGATTTTACCCTGCTGAATATGAAAATCTGATTTTCAAGGGATTCCCCAATAAGTCTAATAAATGGATTGAATTTTGGTCTATTTTTTGCCTTATTTGACCCTATTTTTAATTTTTAGTGCATATCTATTGCACATGATAATGTTTTATGATATTATATTAATATAGTATCGTATAAATGATTAATTATGGGAGGTATATAATAATCAAAACTAAAGAAGAATTTCATTCTAGGATAAAGAACCTAGATTACAAGATAAATGATATAGAAGGTAGAAAGGAACTACTCCACTCTATTTTAGACACAGAGTTTATAGATGGGGTAGAATTTCCAACAGACTTATTCCTTAATATGAATGAGGACAATAAAGACGAAGTACAAGGTAGCAGAATTAAAATAGCACCTAATAGAGATGAACCATTATATAGTGATTCAGCCACAGCTCATATGTTAGAGGTGTGTGGCTCATATTTAATCAATGCTCCAGAAGCTAAAGAACAAATGAAAGATAAAGAGGGGAATATCAAAATTTACCATGACAAGGAATTATTCCTTAGAAGTTTACAAGAAGATGAACTAAGGGACAATCTATTAACTGTTCCTGAAAGCTCTGTAGGAATGAATATATTTGTTCAGCAGAAGAATTTCAAGAAGGAAAAAAGACTTAAACTAACCCCTGTTCTAACTAAACAGTATCCTATATTACATGATTACAATAGGTTTAAGTGGGAACTAATCAACAAAGAAAAGAATATGAGGTATAAACAATTAACTCAATATGAATTAGGTTACAAGAATCTATGTAGAAGACAATCACAAGAATTGAAGAAAGATTTACAGTTAGCCCTAGAACACTGTTTAAAACCTATAGTATTTAAAGCTCCATTAAGAGATGAAGGTTGCCCAGATTGGGATGCCTTAGACATGATGGATAAAAACATCATAAAGATGTTATTGCCTATGCATAAGACAGATGACATCAACAATGATTTGAATGTTATCCTTATGGATTTAGACTTACTTATAAATAGGACTAGTTTTACCAATAAGCAAAGAGATGTGTTAGATCTCTACAGGATGGGGGTTAATTTAACAGAAATAGCTAAGATTCTCAATATAAAGGTTAATTCTGTTCGTGAACGACTTGATGGTATATGCAGGAGTTTATCTAAATCTTATTATGACTTATATGAGGACTGGTATTATCTTAATATATGTAAGGGTGATTATTTTACATGTAAGTTTTGCCATCAGGTTAAGTTGACTAGTAAATTAGCTAGGTCTAAACACCCTATCTTATCCAATATAAAGAAGTGTAAAGATTGTAATTAGAGGTGGAATTCCATTAAGGTATAAAATAAAAGTTCGGGGATTTCTTGTACTTTTTAAAATATCGACCCTAAAAAAAAGGCTAGTTATTACTATTCATATATAGAGGGGTTAGACGAACATAATAGCAAGACCAACGTAGTGGCCGATAAGGCAAAGTAATAATATTAATATAATTAAGAAGAGGTAGATAGATATGGGAGAAAATAATCAAACAACCTCTAAGCCATTAATAAGTAAACCTATATTAAGACAGTATTTGATGGACTTTTTAAATACTGAATATAATGCTGGGATTACTGAACGTAAAATGAAGAATATATTAGAGGGATTAGAATATGCAATAAATGATTTAGTTAAAGGTGGTTATTCATTCTTTTTGTTAGGAATGAAATGGGAAACTAACTACATACCTACTTGTGTGCATAAAGCTTTAAGTACACAAAAGTTTACACTGAGTGAACCACATTACAAGTTAAATGTTAAAGTTCCTGCTCAATACACAAGGAAGTTAAAGCGAGAAACAAGGATGGACTTATGTAATCCAGTTAGACGTATAGGCGTCACTGAATTGGATGCCAAAGCTTACTTAGATACGTTGGATGGTGAATGGGAACTAGAGCCTAAGAAGAGTTAGTTGGTACACTGAAAATCGTGTATAAACAAGGTCATGTAGGTTTTAAAAAAAATATTTTTAAAAAAATCGTGTATAAGTGTTGCACATACCTTTTAAAAGTGTTATTATATATACATAGTCAAGGTTGAACAAAACAAAAATAACATAAACAAGACTAACAATAAAACATCAAAGATTATATTTTAGGAGGAACAATATGGCAACAAAAAATAGAACAATGACAGTACACGAGGGATTAGCAAAGATTAAACTATATGAATCAAGAATTAATAAGTCTATTAAGACTCTTGAAGTAATGAACATCAAGAAGGCATCACTTAATAAAACAGTCGATGGACATGATGTTGATAATTTTACTAAGAAGGTTAAAGCAGACTATCAGTCAATACTTGATTTGATAGAAGAAAGAAATAAGATTAAAAGAGCAATCACTCTATCTAATGCAATGACTAAGGTCAATATAGGTGGAGTTGAGTATACAGTTGCTGAAGCTATAGACATGAAATATGCTATAGAATTTAAAAATGACTTATTAGATAGAGTCCAGTTAAAAGCTCTCTCATTTAATACAGAAAGATTAAAGAAGAATGATAAGGTGCATAAGGAATCTATCGAAATGGCAAGTCAGTTACTAGGTGGTGAAAAGTCTAATAAGGATGTCATTGAAAAGGCTGAAGAATTTGAAGCTAGACAAACATTCGAATTAGTTGACCCATTGAATGCGACTAAGATAATTGAAGAATTAGATAAGTTTATTGATGAGTTTAACTCTAATGTTGATTTTGAACTATCTAAGTCTAATGCCTTAACAGTTATAGAAATAGAAAATTAAATAGACATAGTTTATCACGAGTAGAGATTCATACCCTCTACTCAACTGGTTGGTAATATGAAAAGCTTAAATATACACTCCCTTTGATTTTGGGGTTATAAAGTCTTATAAAACATCAAGCCGTTTCTGATAAAAACGATACTTGTTAATGCATACAAATAGAAGAGACTTAAAGCTCAAAGTTTAAAGGTTAGGATTTAAAGATTAAGATTTAAAGTTTAAATTACTAAAGTTTAAGATTTAAGATTGAAGATTCGTATAAATCCTTGAATTTTGGTTATAGGTGGTAGTGTATGTATCCTTAGTTAATCCACAAGGCTGTATTATCAACCTAGGCAGTAATGCCGATATTTATATATAAAATAACACTAAGCTTTTTGTTTGGTCTGAGCAGGTAATTCACCTTATCTGTTCTAGCGAGGTAGAAAGTTATCATTTTTGGAGTGACTTAATAGTCACGCCTCCTTTGCTGGTGTGGCTCAATTGGTAGGGCAGCTGACTTGTAATCAGCAGGTTGTGGGTTCGATTCCTATCACCAGCTCCATGTAGGCCTTTCGAGAGTTGTGCATAGGCAACCTCCTTTCAACAAATAATGCCCTATGTTAATTCATAGGGCAATATGGCAGGATAGTGTAATGGTAGCACGAGGGACTCATTATCCCTAGTTATTGGTTCGAATCCTTTTCCTGCACCCAGTAAATGTGAACAAGCATCTTAATAATGTTCACTGGTTCATACGATTAGAGTATTTTAAAGTGTTACTTTAATTTGCTCGACAACTTTATAGTTGCAATCTAGCCTCTAGTTATCTGTATACTAGTTTTTAGGACAACCAAGCTCAATAGGATTGCACATTGGGGATTAGCCAAGTCGGTAAGGCACATGACTTTGACTCATGCATCCGTGGGTTCGAGTCCCGCATCCCCAGCCAAAAAAATATTAATTAATTGTGGAGAGGTGTCCGAGTGGTTTAAGGAGCTGGTCTTGAAAACCAGTGATGTCGTGAGGCACCGTGGGTTCGAATCCCACCCTCTCCGCCAATAAGCGAGATTGTTGGAATTGGTAGACAAGAGGGATTTAAAATCCCTTGCTAGTAATAGCGTGGAAGTTCGAGTCTTCTATCTCGCATATGGGGAATTAGCTCAGTTGGTTAGAGCAATTGCCTGTTAAGCAATAGGTCAAGAGTTCGAGCCTCTTATTCCCCTCCAATATATACCATTAACCAATACGAGTAAAACACTCTAAAACTATTGTAAACAAAAAACAAACAAGCAAGCAAAAAGGAGCATCCTAAAATGCTCTTTTTTGTTATGCAAAATATAATTTAGGAGAATTAATATTTATGGTAAAGAAAACAAAGAAAGTATCAGTAACAAAAGGATTAATAACAACACTTGAAGGAAGATATGTGATTAAAGAACTTGATAAGGATGGAAATGAAATCGGAGAAATATTCTTTGATGAATTGATTGAGGACTTTAGAGATATAGAGGGCGTGTCTATCAGTATATCTCATGATAAAGTAATATAGGTGTTATTATGAATTGGGCTATATTTTTTGGATTATTATCTCTGGTTGAATTGATATTCTTTTTATGGTTTACATGGGTAACTGTCCAAGAAGTTATTATATTTGCGTGTATGGTTTATGCAATTCATAATGAATTATCTAATTCAGGATATGAGGATATTAGTTTTACAGCTATTAATAATGTTTTTGACGAAGGTGTGAGATATTTTACAAGAAACAAAAATAACATCAATAAATTTTTAAAAGATTCATGTGAATGGGAGATTAAATAAAACGATATGAGATTTAAAGAGGAATTAGATTTATGTTTAGCTAAACTCAATGGGGAGATTGAGGATAGTTGGAAAGATATAGTTAATAAACTAGACCTCGATATTCATGAAGATACATTGAGGAGAATGGCTTATGGCTATAGAAAATACGATGAATACTTGCAAAAATTCAATTTAAATGATAAAAATGATGAGGAATTAGCAAGTCTAACAGAAAAAATACTTGAATTAAAAGAAAAACGAATACAATTAAGCGATGAACGTACATTAACTAACAAGAAAATACGTTCTTTAGCTAGAATTGAGGACTTTATTAAACTTTTTAGAGAAGAATTAGATAATTTTTCTTATAAAGATGTAAAGGACATCTCTACTAATAAACCACTTGAAAAAGACCAAGAAGGCGTACTACTCTTATCTGATATACATTATGGGTTAAAGATTGACAATCCAGTCAATATATATGACCCTACCCTAGCCTACACTAGAATGGATAGGTTGGTTGATAAAGTTGTTAGTTATTGTAAATTACACAATATATCGAAGCTCGATATATTTGAACTAGGTGATACGATTTCAGGGCATATTCATAACAATATAAGACTTGAAAACAGACAGAATGTAGTCAAGCAGATAGTTGGTGTATCAGACCTACTATCTTATATGCTACATAGATTATGTAGTGAATTAGGTCTAGTAGTGTTCAGTATGGTTGAAGGCAATCATGATAGAGTCCTTCCTAAGAAAGAAGACAACCTAAATGAAGATAGTTTTAGTATCTTAATTCAAGAATTAATAATAGAAAAGTGTAAAAATATACCTAATCTTAGGATAGTCAAAAATATTGGTCTAACCTATTCTCAAATGGAAATCAAAGGCAATAAATGTTTTGGTGTCCATGGGGATAAGGATAAAATTAACAATGTTATTGGTGGATTAACCAATATCTCAGGACAAGTCCCAGATTATGTATTTATGGGACATATGCACAATGCCAATGAATACACCGAAGGACAATCAGAAGTTATAATGAATGGTTGTTTTTGTGGCACTGATGAATATGCTTACAATTTAAGAAAGAACTCAAAGGCTATACAAAAGTTTATGGTCTTTAATGATACAGGAAGAATTTGTACTTATAACATTGATGTTGCTAAATAAGTACACCACTCTATTTTGAGTGGACTTAAACCTATCAATTTTGGTGGGTTTAAGTCCATCTCTTTCGTTCCTCTATGAGATGGAATATTAATTCTCCCTATCTTATTTGAATGGAGCAGGCTTAGTCCTGCTCTTTTTAAATGTAAAGTGGGGTGATATTATGGCGAAAGCTAAAGGATTATTGAAGTGTGAATTTTGCGGTGAAAACAAAATCGCATTTGAATTTTTTAAAACAGAATCAAAATTAGTCAATAAAGAAGGTCATATACCGATATGTAAGAAATGTTTAATAAATAGGTATGGGGAATTAATTGAAAAATATCAAGGTGATCGCATATATGCTTTAATACATTTATGTTTAAACCTAGACTTTCCATTTGATTTTAAACTTGCTGATAAAGTAATTGATAAAGAAAAACCTACTAATACACTTATATTCTATTTAGAACAGTTAAAAAGAAATAATAGTACTGAAAAGAAAACATCTTTAGAATCAACTACTATTCAATCTATATCTGATTATCAAAAATCAGTTGATATAGACAAGATAACACAAGATTCAGTCATGGACGATTTTGAGGTAACAAAAGAGATATACAAAAGATGGGGAACAAGTTTTGAAAAGAAAGAATACTTTACACTTGAAAATAAATTTAATGAACTAAAAGATTTCTATGGTGGTACAGCACCTACTGAATTAGACCTCTACAAAGATTATGCTGTTAATGAACTAGCTAAGGCTAAAGCTATAGAAAAAGGTGATATAGATGAAGTCAGAAAGATTCAAACAGCCCAGTCTAAACTTATGGCTGATGCCAAGTTGAAACCTAAGAAAGAAGAAAAGGTTGATAACGATACAATGTTAGTTGGGATGTTTATTAAAGCTATTGAAGAATATGAACCTATTCCAGAAGTAGCACCAATGTTCAAAGATATTGATGGTATCAGGAAGAATAACGAAAAACGAAATAATCAATTAAAGAGGTCAACAGGAGTATTTGAAAGTGGCAGCTAAACACCTTATCTATGATAAGATTCCAGAATGGGAATTTGCTACAAGTGTAAAGAAAAGAGAAAATATAGAAGAACATTCAATAGAATACTATCAGAAATGTTTAATGGATTGGATTCCTTTTTGGAGAGAAAATCCACATAGATTCGCATTAGATTATTTGAAATTGAATTTAAAGCAATTCCAGCAAGAAGAAATATGTTCATTTGCTGGTTGCACTACAAGTTTTTTAATAGCTTCAAGAGGTATAGGTAAATCATTTTTAACGGCAGTATACGCTTGTACGATGGCTATCCTCTACCCTGGTTCAAAGATAGTTATAGTTTGTGGGGTTCAAGCTCAGGCAAAGAACTTCATATCTGAAAAAATTGAAGGTGAACTTCTAGGTATGTGTCCTATGCTTAGGAAAGAATTCGAAGGAACTAGGGACATCAAGGAAGTTAAATATGCATATTTTAGGAATGGCAGTACTATATGTGCTACCAATGCTAGTGAGAATAGAAGGGGTATGAGAGCTACAATCCTGATTGTGGACGAGGCAGTTTGGGTTGATAGGGAAATGTATGAATCTGTATGTAAACCATTTACAACATGGTCTCAGCAATTACCTTTCCATAAATACCACCCAGACGCACAAGGAAGAAAGCATCAGGTAATATTCCTAACAAGTGCTTACTATAAATCACATTGGTTTTATAGAGATTACTATATACCAAGTATATTAGAAATGATTAATGGTAAGAGTACATATGTTGCCAATCATAGTATACAGACAGCTATAGATAGTGGTTTGATGAGTCAAGAAGTTGCAGAAGATGAAATATCCAAACTAGACCCTATACATAGGTCAATGGAATATCAAAGTATATTTTATGGTGAGGGTAAAAATTCATTCTTTACAGCCGAAGAAATCAACAAATGTAGGAAGTTATTAACAACTTTTAATCCACCTACTAGCATGGATTACATTCAATTCAAGGATTCTAAGTCTATTTATCCTCCATGGAAAATACACAAAGAACCAGATGAAATCAGAGTGTTATCAGCCGATATAGCGGTATCCGCAGGTAAAGCTAACGATAACTCGGTTTATATCCTTTATAGAATGTATAAGGATAAAAATGTTTATACTAAAACAGTATGGATTAAAGAGGTTTGTTATATTGAGGCCGTTAATGGTATGAACTCAGAAGACCAGGCATTAAGGATTAAACAACTATTTTATGATTTTGAATGCAATAGATGCATTATAGATGCTCATGGTATTGGTTTAGCTGTATATGACGAGCTAAAGAAAGAAACAATAGATTCAGAACGTGGCGAAACTTATCCTAAGTGGGGAGCTTATAATGATGACAATGTTATCCCTACTCTAATTATAGATGATAGGCACTATGTATTATATGCTATGAAGGCTAGTGCTGAAATCAACCATGTAATGGCTATTAAGTTGAAAGATGATATTATTACTCAAAGAATAGTGTTCCCTATGGAAGAAAGGGAAGCTAAGACTGAAATGGAAGGTATGTATCAGTTCTCTTCTCTAACAGGAAAAGAACAAGCACAGTTGATAAGACCTTTTGCTGAAATGTCATTAGCATTCATGGAAATGGTTAATCTATCTTATACTTTTAACAACGGTAAGATAGCAATCAAAGAAAAAGGAAGAAACAGAAAAGATAGATACTCTAGTTTAGCCTATGGTACTTATCTTTTAAACAGTATTATAGATGAAATGGAAGAAGATGAAGGATATGATGATTTTATATTCTTTTCATAACATTAGAAAAGAGGTGAAGGATTGGATATTGAAAATAAGAATACGGAATTACTTGACGACAATTATGCAGGTCACATAACCTTTGCTAGAGGACAAAGAAAATCTAAATCTATTAGCGATATGGAAAGCGTGAGTCGAAGACACTACAGACCAAGTCTAATCACGCCGAGGCAAGTAAGTAATTATTTGAATAACCCTTACGCCAATGTTTCTAATTTACAGGATTTATCTCAAAAAATGGTTCTTGTAAATGGTATGTTAAAAGAGTTTATTAATTATAAGGCTTTAATATTAACACAAGACCATTACATCTACCCTGCTGATGCAAGGAAGTATAAAACAAAAGAATCATTATGGAAAGATGAACAGAAAGTCGCTGAGTTTTTAGAGAAGTTTGGAATCAAAACTCTTAATAGATGGATAACTAAAAGGTTATTACAAAATGGGGAGGTTTACATTTATAAAAGAGAAACTCCAGATGGATTTTTAATCCAAGAACTACCATCTAAAATATGCAAGACAGTAGCATTAGATGAGTATGGGGTTTTAAGATTCGCTATAGATATATCAAAAATCAGCGATGAAGATATAGGATTTTTCCCAGATGAGATAGCCAAAGCAAAAGAAAAGAAAAGTAATTCAAAGAATAAAAAAAATCAACTGAAGGGGTTCGTTGGTGAATATTACTATGTTGGTGATAATGGTGTAGCCTTTCTTATGAATCAATGGGAAACAAAAGGATTGCCATACTACACTCACCTATTTGCCTCACTGATGAATTTATCAGATGCTGAAGATTTAGAAAAAACTAGCAATAATTTAGATAACTATAAGTTATTGCATCAGCTAATACCGACTGATAAAGAAGGTAAAAACTTAATGAAGAGTGACCTTGTTAGTATGTATCATTATGCTGCTAAGGAAACATTACCAGAAGGAATAGGTATAGTAACTACTCCAATGGAAATCAATCCTATAACATTAGGTGATAACAAGTTAAAAAATCAAGACTACTTAAATAAATTAAAAGAAAAGATTTACGATAACGCAGGTATTTCCAACGATTTATTCAATGGTAATGCCAAAACAAATGAATCAACTATATTAAGTTCCATTATAGATACTCTAGTACCTATAGAAATACAAGGTTATCTAGAAAAGTATTATAATTATGAACTTGCTAAAGCCTTTAAAAAAGGTAATTGGAAAATACAATTTGTTCCAACATCTTATTATAATAGACAGAAGGAAATTAAAACTGAAAGAGAAAATCTAGCAGTATATGGTTCTAAGAAGAAATATTTAGCAGTACAAGGTTTTACACCACTACAGGTACTTAACATTCTTTATGCTGAAGACTTAATGGATATTGAAGAATTTATGAAACCTATGGCTACAGCTCATACGTTGAGTTCTAAAGGTAGACCAAGTACAGCAGACGGCACTGAACCCACTTCAGTAGACACAGAATAAGAGGTGATTAAGTGGCTAGAATGAAAGCAACAGAAAAACCGATATATATAGTAACAACATCTCCTGATAGCATGGAAGAAGCAGGATTTACTTTTGTAAGGAAATCTGAAAATGTAACAGGTGATGATTTTTATATCTATTTTAATAATGGCTATAAGTCAAAGATATCTTATAGTACTAAAAAAGATTTGTTCTATACAAACAAGCTATTCTTGTAGGGTTCTTCCCTACTTTTATATTTTAAAGCAAATTTAGGAGGTGTTCACTTGAATAAGAGAACAAACATACCTTGTTTATTTGCTAAATATCCAACAGTTAATACAAACTTAACACCAGTAAAATTAACTTTAATGCACGATATGACAAATAGGAATATGTCTAACATAGGTTTAGACAAGATGAAAGAGGCAGAAGAAAGCCTAAAAAATAAGCCTATATTAGCATACATTAATCGTGATGAATTTGGTGGAGTTGATTTTGCAGGACACGAAATGGAATTATCCATTGATTTAGAAAACGATGAAGAACCAATTAAGGTTACTTATTTAGAAGTTCCAGTAGGTATAATACCAGAATCTACTAAAATAGAATATTATTCTAAAGATGGCAAGACTTATATGACTTGCACTGGTTATATCTATACTGAATACTCTAATGAAACACTAGACCTTATAAGTGAAACATCAGGGAAATGTGTAAGTGTTGAATTAGCTGTACACAGTGGGGAATTAAATGATGACGGTATATTCGATATACAAGAATTTAGTTTTCTAGGTGTAACAATACTTTCTGATAATCTCATTCCAGGAATGGATGAAAATTGCAGAATTGAATTGTTTGGTGATTTAGCAGAATATGAGGAATTTATCAATAAAGCTCAAACAGATGTATCTGTATTTGAAGCTAGTGTTGATGATGGGGATAAAGAACCAGAACAAGACCCAGTAGACCCACAACCTGAAGAAAATAGAGAACCACAAGATGAATTAGATCCACAAGATAATGGTTTAGAAGGTAATCCAGATATCGATGGTTCATTGGATTTTTCAATATTCAAAGATACTTGTGGAGAGGTTAAAAGTTTAGAAGAATTGCACGCAAAAGTATTAGAAATGAATACTCAAATAAATTCTTTAAATGAAGAAAATCAAGAACTTAAATCTTATAAGTTAGAAATCGAAAAAGCTAACAGAAAATCAGAAATAGAATCTACCTTAGCTAATTTTGAAGAATTAGAGGACGTAGAAGAGTTAAAAGAAAAGGCTTTAAATTTCGAGATAACTATAGAAGATTTTGAGAAAGAGTTATTTGCTCTATTAGGCAAACAACTATATACAAAGAAACAAACTAAAAAGGTAGCATTTACTAAACTACCAATTAAAGACAACACTAATGTTCAAGACCAAAATAGAGATGTTCTATATGGTGGTGCATTAGACGATATATTAGGTTATAAGTAGGAGGAAATAAACAATGGCATTAGCAAACGTAGATAGATGTCCTTATCCAAGACCAATATCAGTTAAGCTAACTGAAAAGGACGAATTACAAAACGGTATGCTTATCGCTATAGGCGAAGCAAAGATTGAAGGAAATCAGGAATTATATGAGGGAAAGAAACCAGATGGCAAGTTACCAGTTGGTATCATAGTTGAACCTTTCCATCCATATAGGGTAGATGAAGTTGAAAAAGATATGGTATTCAAGCAGGGCGATGTAGTTAGGGTTTACCCAAGAAGTGCAGGAGACTGTTTCACAATATCAAAGGAATATGTTGGTACAGCTAAAAATGCAAACGACCCTTTAAAGGTTAAGGCTACAGCATATACTTTCGATAAGGAAACCGAAGCAGAAAATGCAATAGCTAAGGTTACTAGGGTTTATTCATTCAACGGACAGGATTCCGTTAGAGTTGAATGGTTATAAGACGGAGGTGATATAGATGAAGGAAAATATTAGACAATTAGCATTAGATATATATAACAGGAAGGTTACATCTTTCACTAAGGAAGACGGAACTAAGATGGACGCAAACGAAGCCCTTAGAGAATTACTATTACAGCATTGTGGTGGTAAGTGGTCTTACAGAGCGTTTAATAGAGTTAGTAATGAGTTCTTTGAAATAATAGAAGAAATAATCACAGATGAAACTAATGAATTAACTCTTTCTGTATTTGAACCCATTATGGATTTCAAGGTAGTTGGCTATGGTGAAAAGGTAGAATTTATGGTTGATGATAACCAGTTATTCGAAGTTTCTATAATAGCAAATGGTACAGATAACTTATATAGACAGAGAATTATAAACGGTAAAGTTCCTACACAGGCATTTGACCTAGGTGTTGCAATATACAACGATTGGGACGAGTTCATGGCTGGTAAGATTGATTGGACTAAGCTAGTAAATAGAGTTGTTAAGTCAATGAACGCTAAGATAGCTGAATTAGTAGGACAGACTTTCGCCAAAGGTTATGATACTATAGGTTCTGAACTTAAGGTTGAGGGTACTATGAAGGAAGATTCACTAGTAGAGCTTTGTGAAAAGGTTGGTGCAGGTGCTACTATCTATGGTACTAAGCTTGCACTATCTAAGATACCTTCAATTCAGGGCTATGTAACAGATGCCGATGATATTAGAAATGAAGGATATCTTAAAAAGTTCAGAGGTATTGATTGTGTAGAACTTGAAAATCACTATGATAAGGATGCTAAGAAGTTCTCACTTCCTAACGATACTCTTTATATAGTACCTGCTGGTGGTAAGGTTCTAGTTGGTGCATTCGAAGGCGATGCTCACGTTTATGAAGATACTAATGGTACAAGAAAAGATAGACAGATAGAATACTTCTTAACTAGAAGATTACACATTGGTCTTGCAGTAGCAAGCAGATATGGTGCTTATAAGGTTACAGCCTAATAATTAATATGATATGAGGGGTGCATTAGCACTCCTCTATTTATATACAAAAGGGGGATTAAATTGGCAATTATAAGAAGAAAGAAAGTCAGTCCATCTACTGATTTACAGTTCATGGAAATTAAGAGGAAACTAAAAGAAAATGCAGATATAATCAATGTCGAGTTAGTTAATCTAACATCAGGCAAGGTTGTATGTGTTGATAGCAAATCTAAAGAAGTTTTAACATGGGAAGAGTCAGGAGATTCAAGAACAGTTACATTAGCTACTCTTTATGATATTGCTGTTACATCAAAATCACTATTAACTACTCTAGCACTAGGAATAACAGAAGTATTCTTTATGGAAGAATTTGATATTACACTTAAAGATGTATTAGAGTCTTTAGACTTGATGGAAATCTATGCTCCATTTAAATATGATGTAGCTGATACCGATGGTATCATTATAGATTCAAGTACAGACGAATTTACATCATTTATAGAAAAGTGTGGAATTAAGATAGTTAATAGAATATGCGAAAGATACTTATACCTAAAGAGGATAGGCGAAATTCATGACCCTACCAAGGAAAGTATTTTAGGCAACTTGTTAGATGATAAAGAAATATTTAACTTTAATCGTTATTAAGGAGGGGTTAGATGACACCCGTTAATGAAATATACGATATATTTCTTTCTCAAATAGATGATGAAATGTTCGCTCTACTTAGGCGTGATGTGATAAGACGTGAATTACATAAATACTTAATAAGTTCCATTTCAAAGTTCAGAGATTGTAAACAAGATTTAACAATACTAGATTATTCAATTATAGACAATATTTCATTTAGATTAGGGGAAATTGAAATAGATATTCCAAAAGATAGACCTAAAAATATAGAAGTAGTTGGATTAGATACAGGAATAGAATATAGAAAAGATATCGATTGGAAATTAACTGATAATAAAATTACCCTAACCTTCCCTGCTAAAGAAGAAATAGCAGTATTCATGTATGACAATGGGTACATAGAAGCCGATTTAACTAACAGGGAAATATTAATATTGTCATTAGGAATGGTCTACTATTGGTTGCATCCTAAAAGAAATCGTGAAGAAAATCTTAAACAAGTCCTTACTGATGATGCTTATAAGAGATTGTCAGGGGCTAATATGTTAGATAAGATGTTGAAGTTATATAACCAGACTCAAAGAGAATGGGAACTTGAACTAATAGAATACACTTATGATGATATGAAGGCTTTAAATTAATGGATTACTTAGGAAGATACCAACACAGGATTCTAAGAGGTGCAAAGAATGTTAAAGAATTAGAACTTCAAAGAAAAAAAATAGCTTACAAAAAGTATTTAGAAAGCTCCCCTACAGCAGATTACTACCAAGTAACTGATGTAGATGAAATATGTATTAGCGATACCACAAAACGTTGCTTAGTATCTATTACAGATGTTGCGAATAATGACAAGAAAGCATTGGATGAAAAGAATCTTTACACATTTGAAGATGAAAATATAGATATTGGGTGTTACCTTAAATATGATAACGAAGAATGGTTAATAGTTTTTAAAGAACATCAACCAATCAATTCAAAAATGCACTTTATAATGAGGAAGTGCAACAATTATTTTAGAGTTAAGTATAAAGGCAAGATATATAAGCTTCCAGTATCTATTGAAAACTTAACAATGTATTCTGATGGTATAGCAGATAACCTATACTTGTCTTTTATGGATTCAAAGAAACAAATATGGTATGGTAATAATCCACTTACTAGAGCTATAACTGAAGGGTTTAGAATACTCTTAACCCACAGAACAGCATTTAGGATAACCCATATCAATGACTTTGAATATCCTGGTCTCATTAAATCTCTAGTCTTACAAACGGCAGTAATCAATGGTGATGATATTGATCTAAGGCTGGCGAACAATGAGGATTACTATAGAAATAAATATTCAGTAAACAATGAAGATGAACCAAAAGAACCTATGTTAAAAATTATAGGTAGCCAATCAATTATAAGTGGTGAAGAAGTAGATTATCACATCAACTTGCCTATAGATATTCCTAGAGTTCAATGGGAACTTGAAGAAAATAAGGCATTTATAATTAAAGCAATGAGTGAAACTAATATTGTTATTGCTGGCTCTTTTAATGTTAAGGATATAGGTAAAAAGACGGTGTTAAAAGCTTTACACCCTGAAACTAAAGATGTGATAGACAAAGTAACATTATCATTATGGAGGTAGATCAATGGCATTAATAGGTTATGCAAACAAATTGATTTCTGATATTAAATCTGTACTCCTTCAAAATGAAAATATAGTCAAATTCCTATACTATACAGATTCAGATGAGGATATACAAACACTTCCACCAGTCAAAAACCCTATTAGCACTCTTAAAAATAAAGTATTTTTAAATAGAAGACTTGAAATTTTACAAAAAGATGCTGATGTTGGTATGACTATAAATCTATACTCTAAACAGCAATGGAAGAAATACGGCACTAAAAGTGACACAAACCTTAAAAATGTTATAGAAGTAGGAATAATAAGCCACATGAATATTGATGAAACTCTTAATGGTTCAAGAACTAATGTACTTATAGAGGAAGTATTGGCTACTCTTAGACAAGATGTAGTTGATGGTCTAGGCGATATACATTTTATCAATATGTTTATGATGAAAGATTTATCTATAGAATATGTAGGATATTTATTATACTTTGAAATATTTAACATAAGAGAGGAAGGACTATGTTAGAGAATAAATTAGTATCAGGATTAGATATCGACCTATCTATTTATGGATTAGGCATTATCAAACAACCTAAGATTATACAATTAACTTCTCTACCTTTTGAGGACTTCATATCCCCTTTTATTATGTTAGATAGACTTTATGACAAGATACAAGAGGAATCTGACTCATATCAAGAGATATCTAAGTTATATCTATTCGCTGAGGCTGAAATATTATCACAAAAAATAATTGAATCTGAACGTGAACAAGATAAAAAAGCACGTTTTTTTGACCCATACATAGAAAGGAAAAGATATTATGGTTTTATTGATAAGATTACTTCTGTTCTTTGTCTATTGTATGATTGTTCAGAATCAGATTTAAATATCCAACAGGAAGATGAGGGATTTTTGTTTTATATTAAAGACAAAGCCATTATAGATAAAGATAATTTTGATGTACTGCTTAAAGTTATTTACAAGATGTTTGATGTAGATATAACTTCTATCCTATCACAAGAAGAAGATGAATGGGTGGAAGTAACAGGAAGCGAACGAGAAAAGAAATTAATAGAGAAATTTAAGAAAAAAGCAGAAGAACGGAAAAAGAGAGAATCATTGCATTTATGCGATTATATCAATTATGTAGTTCTTCAAAACAACATAGATTATAATTCAGTTTTAAATTGGACGTATTACCAGTTAATAAAGTTTTTCCAAGCTAAAATCTTGATAGAAAGACAGGATTTTGAAAAAGCTATATTCTCTTCTATGAGGTCTAATTTAAAAGCTGATGAAATAACCGATTGGAAAAAAGAATTAAAAATAAAAATAGATGAGTCTATATACTAGACTCATTTTTAATATAAAAATTACAGTATAAAGGAGAAATAATCAATGAGATTTGCGATAAAAGACGCAGGTAACTTAGTATTTATCAACAAGGCTACTGGTGTACCTGCATTTTACTCAGAAGATGCGAACTCTTTCGAGTTCAAGTATTCAGCAGAATCAGTATATGCTAAGGCAAAGGGTAACAAGGCGATAGCCTTCGAAGGTGAAACTACTTGCGAACTTAAAGTTGAATATGAGGTAATCCAGTTTGCACAGTTATCAGTAATGATGGCTTCAGACGTAGTAGATGCCAATAATCATGAATTATCAAGAACTTTCAAGGGCAGACTAGATGGCTCTAAAAAGATAACTATCAAAAATGCTAAGCCAGTTGAAGGTTCAATATCTGTATTCAAACTTGCACCAGATGGACAGGAATTTGAACAGAAGTATGAAGCTAAGTTACAACAGCAAGCTAAAGATGCTGAAATAACTGTTTCAACTGAAGGAGCTAAGGCTAAGGATATGGTAATAGTATTCTATATGGAAGCTATGCCTAAGATTAAGACTATCACTATGAAGGATAACGGTGAATCACCTAACTTCAGGATAGAGGCAGACGTAGCTGCTAGAACTCAGGACGGTAAGAACATGGCAATGCACATGTCTATCAAGAATGCAAAGGCTAAGAAGAATGCAGAGCTTACTCTTTCAGCTGAAAACCCTTCTAAGTTCCCTATGGAATTTGACTGTTTCACAGATGAAAATGGTGAATATGCAGTATTATCTTATATAGGTGATGGAAATGCTAGTCCAGCTTCAATGTTAGAAGCATTAGACCCATCTAACTCAATAGCCCTTAAGTAAGATAAAGATAAATACCAATTAAATTAGCCCTACCCTACTTCGGTAGGGCGATTTTTTTTGGACTAATTTTAAGGTTTACATATATAAGATGGGATTATATGTAAGTTTTAAAATATACAAGCAAAGGAAGTGATAATCAATGATATTTAAGTCGGATAAATTTATATATGATGGAATTATGGCAGAAGAAATGGGAATTAGGCTAGTAGATACCAACACTAAGGACGTATTAACTGACTACTCTATTCCATTTACTGAAACTCTAAAAGTAGAAACATCCTTTGGTAGGAATCCATTTTACACATATGAATCCAGTCATCCTGAAAAAGTTGAACTAGAATTTTGTTTAGCTGATGAAAATGGCAAGGCTTTTACATGGACGCAGGAATGGGAAGAACAAATAATCGAATGGTTTATGAAAGATAGATTTTGTGAGTTTATATCAATGGACTACCCTGATTTAGTCTATTACTTTAGAGGAACTAAGGTATCAAGAAAAAGGAATAAAAATCTTAAAGGTGTATTAGTAGTTGAATTTCAACCATATTATAAACACCCTATCAAGAAATTTAAATCTACCCTTAACGCTGAAGGTAGTTTAGAAAAAGATGTTAGATGTGATATTCAGTTTAAGGAGTTCATCTACCCTATCTTAGAAATAGAATCTACTGGTGATGGCGATGTTACTATTCAAAATATGAGTATAGAAGATTCTCAACCATTAAAAATAACAGGATTAAAGAATAAAGATTTCATGTCTGTAGACAATCAACTATATATAGTTACCAATAAGAAAAGTCAAAACTTGTTTTCTAAGGTTAATAGAGAGTGGTTCAAACTAAAAAAAGGCAAGAATAAGATTAAAATTACTGGTAATGCAAAAGTAGTAATAAAAACTAATTTAGAAGTAAGAGTATAGAGGAGAATATCATGGAACAGATTAAATTAAGTGCAATTCAAAAAAGAGAAAAATATAGGGCTATCATACCTTTTATGATGGACGGCAAAGAGGAATATGTTTATATACTAAACCCTACTGGTGAGGTATTAGAAAGAGTTTATCAGATAGCTGAACAAACAGTTATGGGTGAATTAGACAATGAAGTTCCCGAAATTATTAAGGAACTAATAGATATCCTTACCAACATAGAAATTGATGAAGATTTTAAGGTAGATGACGGAAATGTTACCATATCTGAAACAATATTCTATATTAATGAGATTTTAACAGAACAGATTAAAACTTGTTATATGAATTTTATAAGTATCATGAGAGATACAGACATTAAAGTTATTTCAAACAAGTTAGATACTTTATACGAAGAATTGCAAAAAGAAGATACAGAAAAGCAAGGTGATTAAATGGTATTTGGTTCATTAGAAGAGATGGTTGCTTACATTAAGAGATGCAATGCTGTCGCAGCCAATGAGATGGGGCAAAGGGCTACTACAAAAGCTACAAATATCATTAATAGCCAATTAAAAGGTTATAGTGCTAGACCAAGTCCTTATAATTTCCCTTATCAAGGTACAACAGGGCAAACTGCTAATACACCTACAGTGGTATCTGCTAGTTCTAGTGGTATGGTAGCTGAATTAGCCGAAAAGGGAAACTGGTATTCGGTTATAACTGGAGAGTATTTCTTTGCTTTAAGAGGACTAGAATCAGGCTCTACATGGGGAAATCAAACTCATATTATGGACTCATGGAATAGTTGGTGTGCATCTAACCTAGACAGAATATATTTAGCTAAAATGCAAGCCCTAGGAGTCCCAATCGGATAATGAATACAAATAATAGAAAGGAAGTGTAATGTTTGAGTGAATTTAGAATCAAAGCTTCCATTGATTTAAGTGATAAAGAAGCCCGAGCCAAAATTAACGGGTTACAAAACAAAACGATTCATGCTAATTTAGACCTTAATCAAAAAGGACTAGATAAAGCCAATAAAAAGAGAGCTGAAAGTAATAAGAGAATTGCTGACGAGCAAATCAAACATCAGAATCGTATAGCTGAAAACGACCAAAAGCATCAACAAAGAAAAGAATTAGAAAACCAAAAACATCTTAATAAGATGGAACAACAGCAAGATAAATATAATCGTAGAATGAACGAACAAGAAAAAAAGTTCCAACTTATAAGAGATAGAGATGCTGAAATTCGAGCCGAAAGAACAGCTAGAAGATTCGAACAAGCCAGAGAACGTGAACGTAAAAGAATAGAAAGAACTGCTAATCGCCATTCTAATACTCAGGATATTTTAAACAACGATTTAAAAGCATATAGGGCGTATGGCAAAGAAATTAGTAAAATAGAAAAAGAATTATCTAGGACTACCAATGCAGACAAAAGACGTGCATTAACTCAAAGGCAAAATGAAATTCTAAAGAGTATGGATGCAGAGTTTGCGATACAAGCTAAAAAATCTACTGCTCATACAAAAGCATTAAATGCTTTAGATAAGCATATGTTTGGTGTTGCTAGAGGTGAGGCTATCGTTGCTCAATATGGCAAGATAGAAAAAGCTTCAGGTAAAATCAAAGACAACCTAAGTAATATCCAAAATCCTCTATCTAGGGCTTATACTAAAAAAACTCAAAAAGACTTAGATAATATAGTTCAATCAGTTAATAGGAATGAATTTAATCCACTAAATGTTAAGTCGGCAAGTACGAGATTAGAAAGATCTAGAAAAGAACAAGCTATCTTAAACAAGATGAATGTTCAAGAAGGTAAAAATCTTAAAAGCTATGCCAAGATAACAGATACTCTTAATGGTGGGTTCAATAACATAGCTATTGAAAATAGAGCTAATAACTTAAATAAGGGATTAGAAAACACCTTTAAGAACTTAGATTCAGGCAAGTTGATAGGTACTGCAAATAATATCAGTAGGTTCGGCAAAGAACTTGAATATGCTGGTAAAGCTGGTAAACAACTAGGCAAACTAGACAGGGTTGCTGATAATCTATCAAGATTCGAACATGTCTTAAAACCTAAACAATTAACTAAATTCAGAGAAGAATTAGTTGGATTATCCAGAGATGAAACGTTGGGTACTGCCCAATATGAATCTAAGATGAGAAGGCTAAACACTAGAATTAGCAAAATTGGTAAATTCCAAGAAAGAAAAAGAACTTTCGGTAAAGATTTAGTTAGTACAGCGTTTGGTTCAACTATGGGTTATGTAACTGGTTATGGTGCAAGAATGGCTATAGGAAGTATGGTTCAAGCATATAAAGACCTAGATGCATCCATGGTTAATATCAAGAAGGTTGCTGACCCTGGTGATGTCAAAACAGTAAAACAATTAGATAACATCAGACGTGCTGCGATAAGAACTGCTAAAGATGTTGGTATGTCAAGTGCTGACGTTCAAAATTCAATAGCTGTAGCATTGCAATCAGGTATGGGTGGCATGAAAGAATCCCTTGCTGTTGCAAGAAAGTCTATGATACTTGCTAATGTTGGTGATATGAATAAGACAGAGGCTAGTTCTGCTGTCAATACAATAGTAAAATCATTTGGTTTAAGTCCATTAGGTAAAATGCATATGAATGTTAGAGGGGTTCGTAAAGAAACTACCCAACTATCTGAGGCTATGGACGTTCTGAATCATCTAGGGAATAATTATGCAATATCATCAGCTGGTGTAGCTGAAGGCTTAAGGCAATCAGGTGGCGTAATGCACGCTTATGGTGTATCTCTAAGAGATAGTGCTGCATTAATCACTACTGCCAATGAATCACTACAAGACCCTAATAGAGTCGGTAATGGTATGAAATCCATTGCTATTAACATGGCTGGTATATCAGCTAGTGCTAAAGATGGTAGTTTAAAACTTAATAAAACTGCTATGGCACTAAAAAATATAGCTGGTATAGATGTATTCGCCGACAGAACTAAAGGCAAGATTAAGTCTATGACGCAAGTGTTTGATGAGTTAGCCCCTAAGTGGAAGAATTTGACAGACGAACAGAGATTCGGTTTATCAGAAGCAATAGCAGGTAAACATAGGGCTAATGTATTTCAAGCATTAATGGGCAACTATGAACAGTTTAATAAAATTAGACGTGAATTAAGTAGTGGAGAACACTTCCAATCTGCTGAAAAAGAAAATGAAAAATATGTAAATTCATTAGCGGGTAAAGCCAACAGAGCTAAAGAAACACTAACATCATTAGCCACTACATTAGTAAGTAGCAAAATGTCTTATGGTGTAATGGATGGATTCACAAGTATAGGAAGTGGATTAGAAAAAATAGTCATGTGGGCTGATAAAGCCAATTTAACACTCCCTACTCTAATCACAGGTGTAGCTGGTGCTAGAGCCTTATTTAAAGGATTTCAAGGACAGGCTAAGACCTTTGACGAGATTATGTTTGGCACTCCTGAAACAAAAGGGACGTCAATTAAGGATAGATTTTTAAATAAATTTAAAGCTAAGAAAAGTGATATAGAAGCCACTACTAGTGATACAGTTAATACCATTGAAAAAGCTGGCAAAAAGATAGATGAGTCTTTAGTTAATGCTAGTAATGGTAGATTAGATATAGATAAAAAAGATTCTAAGCAACCAATTTCTAAAGGTGGTAGAACAGGTAATGTTATACCATTTTCCAATAAACCATTAAGCAATCTAGAAAAAGTAGACGAAACATCTACACAGGCATCAAAGGGTGTTACTAAACTTAAAAACTCATTCGGTGGAATGAAAGAAAAAATACAACCTGCTATGATGGCTGTAGGTGATTTTGGTAAGAGTGTTGTTAGTGGATTAGCTGGTATGGCAGGTGGTATGATTGCTACAGCAGGTGTAACTTTTGCTGTAAGTAAGTTAGCTGAAGCAGGATATAATGGTTATCAGGAACTAGTTCATGGTGTTGAGTTATCTAAGCAAAAACATTTAGAACATAGAGATAGCATTATAGCTAATAATAAACAAATTCAGAGCAACTTAGCCTATGTAAAACAAAATGGCAAAGCTTATGATGAGTTAAGAAAGCAAGTAGAATCTTTTGCAAAAACCCCTATGGATAAGTGGACTGCTGAACAAAAACAACAGGCACAAGAATTAGGCAATATCAATCAAAAGATTGCTAGTATGCTCCCTTCTTTAGTTAAAGGATATGATGATTTAGGCAATCCAATATTAACTGCAAGTGCTAATTCAGAAACATTAACTAAAAGGTTACAGGCACAAGCTGATATACAAGCTAGAATATTAAGAAATAACAATAACCTAATCGCTGATAAGAACTTAACTCAAATGTTGAGTGGTGAAAAAATCGGCAGTGGGGCTATCGACAAGATAACTAGTCTTAATAATCAAATTACTAAATTGAGTCTATCTGCTCATACAGTTAATAGTAAGAATAGAGATTTAGCAATTGGATTATTCACAAATGCCGAAGATAGAAAAAGAACAGGTGGTCCGTTACAGGATGCACAAGTAAAAATGTTCTCTAGTTCAGGGCAGGCTTTTTTAAGTGCCAAAAAAGATTACATCAAGCAATCACAACAACTAGATGACAAGATAAATGAACAATATAATCAACTAGCTAAGAATGTTGCAAAATATGACGAAGCTAATTTATTTAATACTAATACCCAACTAGAAAATCTAAGGAATAATAGTAGGTTTAAGAAATTTGGAGATTCCATGAGGGATTCATTATCTGAGTTAGGTTCAGTAATGACATGGGGTAAGATCCAAAGACCTATGGACGCTATGAACGCTCTAACTAGAATGGGTGACAAATTAAAACCAGACCAAATCAAAAACTTTGCAAAAGAAATAAGAGAATTAAATGAATCTTATGCAATTGGTAAGGATTGGGAAAAGTATTCTAAAGGTATAGATAAAGTTGCTGACTCCATAGCTAAGGCTACAGGTACGAGAGCTAAAGATTGGGGAGAAAGAATAAAAGATGTAAATAGAGGTTTTGCTAATGTAGATGAACAAAGAGAGTTTAACTACATGAAAAATCATGGAACATCTTTTGAAGACTTATGGAGCAAAAATGATGTTAAAGCACATTATGCAGACCAGATACAACAAAATTATCGTGCTTTAAAAGAAAGTAAAGATGCGATAGTTCATGCAATGAATAGCAATCAGTATTATGACGCTATATCGGGTATATTAGCTAATGAATCTGTACCAAAGTCTGTTAGAAATATAGCCAAAGCTGTAAAAGATAGTGGAGCTCATTGGGAAGATGGTTCTAAGGCTATTCTAGCTTATTCTGATATTTTAGAAAAAGTAAACCCTAAGTCTGAACAGGGAGCTAAAGGTATATCTGCACTGGCTAGGTCTTTAGAAAAAGGTGAGGCTCACTCTATTGATTTTGGTAATGGAATATCTTTAGCCAAAGATGTAGTCGAACAACTGATAAAATCAGGTATTAAATCTAAAGATATAGAAATTGATTTAAATGCTAAAGTAAATACACAAGCCTTTAAAAATGTTGATGAGTTTTATAAGAATAAAAAGATAGAAATACCTATAGATGTTAAAGCAAAAATTGCTGATGCTAATTTAACCGATAAGCAATTAGAAGGATTAGAAAGAGCAACATCTCAAATAGAGGACAAGTTTAAAAATGCCTTTAGAGGTAAGGCATCACAATATGCTAGAGGAACGGACGGTTCTGCTGACGCTATATTTAAAAATATGGCTAAAACATCTCAAGGGTGGAGAGATGCAATTGATTCAGGTGCTTATAATCAAGTGGCACAATTCTCTAATGGTATCAAAGAGATAAAGAAAGCTTTCGACCAATTGACTCCTTCCATGAAATCTGCATTAAAGAATATGAACACTAAGGACTGGAGAAGTTATTTAGATACATTTAATAGTCTATCCCCTTCTGTTCAAAAGTTAGCAACTCAATTTGAATGGTCAAGTAAAGCACAATTAGATGCTGCTAACAGTATATTTAAGCGTGGAACTAATTTAGGTATGTCTGAAGGGCAAGTTAATAAAGCTATTAATGTGGCTGTCAAATATAGTGGCAAAGATATTACTGAAATAGACAAGATGATTAAAGGTTTGCCAGATGAAACCTATAAACACGTTATAGTAGCATTAAATGGCGAAAATGGACAAGAGTTCTCTCAAAGTCTAGGAAAGTTATTTGAACTTACTGGTGGAGATCAATCAAAGGTAAAGAAAGTATTAGAAGTTATATTGGAAGAAGATGGCAATTTAGATAAACTCTACAAAATGACTGATAAAGAGTTAGAACAAAGAGTCAATGCCATAGTCAATATGTCTGAATGGGAGAGGGCAAAAGCCAGTATAGTAAACAATCCAATTATCCAGTGGGTTATTACTAAATTTAAAAATGAGGGAAAATCAGACCCTATAAAAGATAAGGCAAAGTCGGTACAAAAAGAAGGAAAGAACGCTACTCCTACCCCATTGATAGGGCAACAACTTAAATATGATGAACCTGCTGTAAAAGATGCAACCAAAAAATTATCTGTTAAAATAGAAGGTCAAAATAAAATTAACAACCTATTAGCCCAGATTATGGGTATTCCAACTCACAGGAATACTAATATCAATGCTAGAGATAACACCAAACAAGCGACCACTACTGCTAAACAAAACATCGGTCAAGTTCCTAAACAATCTAATACTAGTTTAAAAGCACATGACCATGCGAGTGGTGTTGCTGGTGCAGCCAAAGGCTCAGTTTTATCATTTGGTAGAATTAGACCAGGTGTACCAGTATTAAGGGTTATAGATAGTGCTAGTGGTGCTATTTCTCGTGCTATAGGAATGTTGAGTAGGTTTGGTGGTGCTAAAAGTGTTAGTTTAACTGCTCATTTGACTACTATAAGACACAATATAGTTAAAACTATTAAAGAAGCTACAAATAAATTTAATAAGTGGGCTGCCAGTGGTGGTAGCGGGAAAATAACAAGGGATCAAAGAAAACATGGTGGTATGAATAATGGTATTCTTGGTGGTGCATCTCTTCATGTATCCCCTACTCAAATCAACCCATTAGCATTAAAACCAGCAGGTGAAGCCAGCCCTACAGGAAGTGGAACATCTACTACCAATTATTATGGTGGAGTTGCTAGTCCAATGGCTATGTCGGCACAAAACCTAGCTGAAACATTTAAAACCATTAAACTACCAGGATATGAATATAAAGGTATAGTCGATGTTCATAACTTAGTTTATACTGCTAAACAGATTAAAACTGCTTTTAAAGAAGATATAAATGTATTAAGAGAGTTTGAAAGAGGTATAGTAAGGATACAACAGGCTGTCAAACATTTAGATATATCTATTCAACACGCTAGAGGTAATGTTAAGCGTTCATTGATGGACTTACAGAATGATATAATGAGAGAACAGATAAGACGTTCATTAGGAAAAGAAAAAGTCGCTATCGGCATGAGGGATACTTATAGAAATGAGATGAGGTCTAAAGGTTGGAAATTTGATAGTAAGGGTTCAGTGGTAAATGCTTACGCTAAAGAGTTAGCTATCAAGACTAAAATTCATGATATTGAAAAGAAATCTGAAAAGGCTAAAGATAAACAAAAAAAGAAATATGATGAAGAAAAGAAAAATCTTGAAAAAGAGCTTAAATTATTAACTGAATATGAAAAGATGCAAGATACTATTTCAGATGGGGATTACCAACGTAAGGAACTTAAGTATAAGATTCAATCCAATGAAGATGAAAAATACAACATGGCTGTTAGAGCATGGAAAGATAACTTTGAAGCAGCCTCATTAGTAGTTGAATCAAGAATTAATAAGGTGTCGCAAGCATTAGATATATTAAGTATGAGGGCTAATTATGCTTTTGGTTATGAAAGATTGGCTAATATGGACGCTCAAATAGCTAAATTTGGTGAAATGCAATCAGCTATAGATTCAAGTGTCAGTGCTTACAAAAATCTACAAAATAACTTAAAGAATAAATTACAGAGCGAAGGGTTCTCTTTTAGTGGTGATACCATGACCAACTATCAGGAACATCTTGCCCAGCTTAATCAAACATCTTCTAGGTATGATTCAATCAAAGACTTAGCTAACCAATATATGGATTTGATTAATACCAAACTACCAGAAGCAACTAGAAAACAAGAAGAGTATAATCAAAAACTTAAAGATATGAACAAGAAAAAACTTGAAGATACTAAGAATATCGAAGACAAGATAGTTGCTATGCTAAAGAGAAATCAAGAAGAAAAGATTAGATTGATTGAAAAAGAAAATAAGACTAGAGAGGAAGCGTTAAGAAAGCGTAAAGAAGAATATGACCTTGCCAGAAAAGAGGTAGACTATCAAAATGACTACCACAAGCAATTAAAAGAGATTGAAAAGGTAAGAAAGAAACTACAGATTTATGCTAGAGATGACAGCCAATACGGACAAAAGCAATATCAGAAGTATAAAGAAGAATTAGATAAACTACAGGAAAATCTAAGTAAAACAGTAGGGAAACACGTTGATGATTCTGTTCACAAGATTATTGATGATGAAATCAAGCGTATGCAAGAAACAGTTAATCAACAAAGAGAACAGAACGAAAAGAAAACAGATGTTGATTTACTTAAACAGGCTAAAAGAGCTATTCAAACAGGGGAAATTGAAGATGCTACTGGTAAAATAGTTAGCTTACAGAAAGCTTTAACTGAATATTTCGATAAATTTGAAGGTGGTTTAGGTGCTACAGGTGCTTTAATCAAGGGCGAAATTATCGGACAGTTAAAGGTAGCTAATGATGTAGTTGCTAACTTCAGTAATATATTGAATACTCTAGGTGCTAGTAGTTATGCAAGTCATGATTATGGACAATCAGATAGATTTAATGAACTAAAGAGCAAGGAGTCATCTAGTGTAAAACAAGACTTTAATGCTCCATTAGTTAATATTCAAGGTGGCTCAACTAATGACGCTGACTTCCACAATAAGGTACTTAAAGTAGTTGAAGATACATTAGAAAGATTTTTAAGAGATACTAAAAACCATATAAGATAGATTATGGGGAGCTTGACTCCCCTACTCTATTATAAGTAGATAAGTAGAGGTGGTAACTATTAAAACAAGAACTATACATCTCGATTCCAAAAGACAAACACATACTCTACTTTTAACTAATATTTCAGGTAAACCATTAGGTCAAATACCACATGGTGCTATTAAGTCAATAGATAGGAATATGAATGACCCAGACAATATAACCATTGCTATCCCTAGATACTATATGGATATGGTTGATATCAATAGAAAAGATTATATCCTATTTAATGAATTTAAAAATGAAAGATTGTTATGGTTAGACGATACAGATGTGTTTGTTATTAGAACCATAGATAACAAGAATGACCAACTTATAGAGGTTAAAGGGATTTCAAGAGAGATTAGATTACAAGATATCGATGCCTTGTATGAAGATTGTGGATTCTACTTTTATAGTTGGGATAATAAAAAACAACTCAAAGAAAGATTAGAACAATATCAGAGAGATAAATTACAGGAAGAATCACAAGATAAGATATTGCTAATCAACGAAGAAATCAAAAAAATAGAAAAAGAATTATATGATAGAGAGGCAGGAGGTATTGCTGACTACTACTCTCTTGATAGTGAATTAAAAAGATATACAGGTTGGGGTGTTGGAAATGTTTCAGATAAAATTAGATATTCTAACAAGAGAACTGAGAAAGATTGGACTAAAAACACTAAACCTAGTTGGTATACAGAAATAGAAGGTAGAATCAAGTTTAAAGAAGATGAAATCAATAGGATAAAAAAACAGATTGAGGAATATAATCTACAACTAGCTAGGGTGTTACATGAGCATAAAATAGTTGGTAGCGAACACCCTGAATTAACTGACCCTATAAAAATAAATATATCTAAAGCTAAAGTTAATCTGATTGAAAGAGAACTTCAAAGAGATGATATGCATAAAGAATTAGATAAAACTAAAAAAGCCCATTGGGAAGAAATAACTGATTTAAAACCATTTGAATCTGATAAATGGACAGAGTCAGTAGATAAGTCATGGTACGACTTCATTATAGATGACTTTAAAGAAAGATTTGATTGTGAAGTTATATTTGATTCAGTTAATAAAAAGGTTCATTTCCTCAAAGAAGATGAAATACCAGACCATATAGGATTGTATTTATCTAAGGATAACTACATCAAGTCAATGGAAAGAACTTATGAGAGCGATAATATTGTTACCCAACTTAAAGTAGAAGGTAATGCTGAAATGGATATTACTAATGCTGTGTGTACTGGTTCTCCATACATAGAAAATTATAAATATTTCCTAGAAAATGATGAGATGTCAACAGAATTAATCAATGCTTTAAATACTTATTATAAGATGGTAGAAAAAAGAGAACCACAATGGAGAGAAAAAGCTGATGAAATAAACTACCTTGAAAATAAGAAGACTAAACTGGCAGGTGAATTTACGTTAGCCACTGCTAAGTATAATGCTTATATGGCTGTAATTCAAGCCGAAGATATAAGTAAAACTGACCCTATGTCTTATGGCAAACTTATGGCTAAAGCTACAGAAATGAAAAATCAAGCTAGTTTATTAGAGATACAAATTCAAAAGCTAGAAGAAGAACTAAAGAATCTATCTAAAGCATTAGATAATATAGTCAAGCTATGTCAAAAGAAAACTGCTACAGATGATAATGGTAGACTGATATTTAATGATAAGTTAATTGATGAATTAAAGAATTTTGCATATACAGAAACATATAAGAATGATTCATTTTTGACGGAGAACATCGGACAGTTAATTGAATTAGCCAAAAGAATATTAAGAGATAAAGCCTTCCCTACTCGTACATGGGACTTAGATGTAGTCAACTTTATATCTAGGGTTACCCCTTCTCCGTCATATGATTGGAACGGAGATTTATCATTAGGGGATATCATTATAATCTATGATAAGGATATGGGTACAGAAGAATTTGTTTACTTGAATAGTTTTTCAATCAATTATCATGATAATTCTATTAAACTACATCTATCAAACAAGAAAACCAATAAAGCTAATGGATTAACTATAGCTGATTATATCACTAAAGCTAGGGACTCAATGAGAATAGTTGATAGTAAAAAATATTTGTTAATCCAACAAAAATACAATAGATTGAATCTACCTAAAGAATATATACCTAAGTATAAAGAGAAGGATAAAAAATATCCTTATGGGACAAGTATAGATTAGAAAGGAGGTATAAATGATATTAGACAACTCCCCTGCTCTAGGGTGGATAAGAATAACTAATGCAGTCATTACTTATAACAATACTATATATACTATAGCTAATGAATGTACTGAAAAGAAATATGTATATTGGGAAGCTGAAAGACCTCATATATTCAAATATACCAATGAAATACTCAATCAATCAACTATGAGATTTTTAATATTGATAAATGATAATGGTAGGCATACAAAAATTACACCTGAAGATAAGAATTTCAATGTTTCATTTGACAGCGAATTTACTGCTAAATTAGAGCATAAGATTAATGGTATATATAAAGAGTTTACCGATAAAGATGGAGCTAACATTCAAAAGTTTTCAGCCATCGAACAAAATCAAGAAGGTATAAGGCAAACAGTTGCTGAAAATATACAAAAACATAAGTCACTAGAAACTAGAGTTAGCCAAATCAAACAAACTGCCACAGAAATAAGTCAAGAGCTTAAAACTACTAAACAAACATGGAAAGATGACGGATTAAGGCAAGATGTTGTTGATGAGTTTTTAAAACATATGACTTCTCTAGGTACTTTACAACAAGTATTTGATGCCGTATCAGTAGATGGTAAATATGAAAGAGATGAGTATAATTCATTGGGCAAAGCTGTATCCGACATAAGAGGTACAGGCAACGCATTGGTAAAAGTATTGTGTTTAGTTGAAAGTAAAATAACTAATTCTAGTGAATCTAGTGCATTTCACAGTAAGTTAGATGACATAGATAGAAAAATTAAATTAATTAGTCAAGTTATAGATGAGTCTACACAAGATGGTAAATTACCTGCTGGTGATATCACGAGGGTCAATGAAGAAATAGCTAGGTATATGACCTTCTTAAACTCACTGAAAGAAACCACTAATAAAATATTAACAGTAGCTAATCAAGGTGAATTAACTGAACTGATGAGTAAATACTTTTTAGCCCAACATAATGCTGGATTCTTATTTAAAGAAAAAATTAACGGAATAGATAGTAGAATGACTGAGTTTAAAGTTGGACTTGAAAGTGTTTCATCTAAAGTAGAAGACTATAAAAGACAAACTTCATCTTTAATTGAACAAACGGCTGATGGTATTAAGCTTAGTGTTTCAGGATTAAGTAGAAAAGTAGACGATACAAACAGTAATGTTAACATTGCTATGAGTAGAGCTAATAATGCTTATAGCAATGCAGACAGTGCTAAAGAAAGTGTATCGAGAGCTGAAGCTGAGATACAATTATTAAAAGATGGTTTAAGAACTAAGGTATCTAGCTCTGATGTATACTCTATTATTGAACAGAGTCCTAGTGCTGTAAGAGTAGCGTTCAATCAAATAGATAGTGCTAGTGCTGAATTTACGTCCAAAGGATTGACTATTTTAAAAGGTTATGTTGCAACAGATACCCTTACTGTTCCTAGTGGTCATTATCCTGTTATAAACTTATTTACTTCAGGCAATGATACTACGGATCTTGGTGGATATCCCCAAATAGATGCAACAGCATCATATAATTCAGGATACGGACATGAAATACGATTTAAATGGAATGATGAGAATTATATTAGTGTTGGTGAAGAATATGATAAATATGGGGACAGGACTTATAGATATAGACATTTATTTTATATAGGCGATTATAGTGGTGGTAATTCACCTATATGCACTATTAATAATCAAGGTATGTTCTATAAAGATATAAATATAATTAATGCTATTAACAATGCTAGTCATGGTAGTGTAATAACACAAGATGATTTAGATGTTTATGGTGATAGCAATGGTATCACTATTAAATTAGGGGACAAAAGAGTTGTGTTCTCGAGAAAAGGTAATGTCCATCTTAATGGGTCAGGAAGTGCTCATTTTAAATATGGATACAGTGGAGATTTATGGCAATATTAAAGGGAGATATAAAATGGATATTAATAAAGAAATATATTTAGAAGTAATGAAAGGTAAGTATTTAGAGGTATTAAATGAGAATTTAGTTCTAAATACACTGATCGTTACAAAACAAGAAGAAATTAAGTCACTACTTAGCAAAGTACAAGACTTAGAAAAGGAAATAGAAAGTCACTCTAAAGGAGATGATGAAGTAAATGAACAAGATCAATAAAGTCTACCCTCTTATAGTAGACTTAGTAAAACCTACTTATCCTGTTAGAGATAATATTATATTTAATGAGGCAGATTCTAAGTCAGCCTTTATTGATATAGAAATCAGAAACAATGATAAGGTAGTAGATATATCGGATGTTGAAATATTAATCAACGCTATCAGAAGAGATGGCGAATCCATTCAAGTGCTAGTGGATAAAACTGAACCAATAAAAGGTAAGTGTAGGTTTAATTTAACTAAGTCTATGTTGGAAGAATCAGGACTACTTAAATTTCAAATACGTCTATATCATGGAGATTCTGTTTCTGTAACTCAAACTATATTTGTAAAAGTAGAACCTGCATTGATTGGGCAATTGAATATAGAGGAAGATAAAAATTATGATGTTTTAACTAAATTAATAAAAGATGTTAAGAATGTTAATAGGGTTGCATCTGAAAATATAGGTAAGACTAGAGGCATTGTTAATGAATTTAATTCAATAAAAAAACAATTTACAGAGTCAGAAAAACGAAGAGATTCCAATGAAAAACAAAGAGAATCCAATGAAAAATTAAGAAAGCAAGCTGAATCTAGTAGGGCTTCCCAACAATCTGAAAGAATAAAAGCTTTAAATCAGGAAATAAATAATATACCTAATAGAGTATCCTCTACCCTACAAGAACAAGTATCTAATGCATTTAAAAAAATCAAAGAAGAAATATCGACTAATGTAAATAATGCCAAAAAAGGATTGTCTAGTCAAATAGAATCAGAAATAGCTGAATCTAAAAGAAAATATGCTAGTGAATTTGATGGCTTTAAAAAAAATACGAATCAAGAAATTAGTAAAACAATTTCCAGTCTTGAATCTAAGATAACTAATAGGTTGGCACAAATACCACCTAACGAAAAGTTAAAAGGTCAAAAAGGTGAAAAAGGAGATAGTATTATATTTAAAGGGGTTGTAAATAATAAGCAAGATTTACCTTCCAATGACCCCAACAATAGTGCTTATTACGTTAAAAATGGTGATGATTCAGGGTTATATATTAAGGCTAGTAATGGTAATTGGACTTATATCAATAAGTTAGATGCGTCAAGCACAGGGTCTTCTGCTCAAAAGAGTTATGTTGACGAACAATTAAAACAGATAAGAAGAGAGATAGCCAACAAATCTAGCCTAGTTAAAGGGAATAAAGTATTAACTGATAAGAACTGGGTACTTGTAGCATTTGAAATGAAGTCAACAACTGAACATAAAGAAAAAAATGGTGATTATAAATCTATATTGAATCAAGTAGTTACTTCCTATCTACCATATATAGAGTCTATAACTGGTAAACATTACACGACAAGTAATGATTTTATAACCAGCATAGATTCTTTTATATATATAGAAAATTCAAAATTATCTGAAATACAAAATCAGGTAAGAACATTCTTAGGATTATAGGGAGGTGGTTAATTGAATTATTTTCATACTTTTATAATGGACGTTAATAAAGACCCTAAACATTGTTTCAAAGTGGTACGTCATGGCAAGATAATAGACGAAATGCCTACTATCCATGCAGGTGAAACAGCTAGAGGATTAAATATCTTATTAGCGAATATTCCTATGACAGATACCTTAAAGATAACAGGGTATTTTAGACTTCCTAACAACAAAGGAACAGTTAGAGTTGATGCTGATAAACAACCTAATTATTTTAACTTACTCTTCCCTACTATGGATAAGGGGACATGGGAATGTGAAATAGTGGCTTATGATGGTGATAGTGTATTGTCATCAGGTAAGTTTGAGGGTGAATGTACTGAATCCATCAGAGATGATATTATCAAAGAATTGCCAAAAACATTAAATATCGATAGTATCATAGAGCAATTCAATAAGTACAAGAAGATGTATGAAGAGTTCGAACAACTTAAAAAAGATGTTCAGGCTAATAAAGAAGATTTAAGTAATATTAAGGTTCAAGCCAATGATAAACATTTTAAATTTGAACAATTACAAGCTACAGATACATGGAATATAAGTCATAACCTTAATAAATTCCCTTCTGTAACAGTAGTTGATAGTGGTGGGAATCAAGTTATAGGACATATTACTTATATAAATAGCTCTAGTATAGCAATAACATTTGCATATCCATTTAGTGGTATAGCATACCTTAATTAATCAATATAGTTTAACAGGGCTAGTTTAATACTGGCTCTTTTTATATTTCAAGCAAAAAGAAAGGAAATAAAAATAATGCAATTTTTAACTAATTTAGACTTAGCAAGAAACGAAATACAAAATGTAGCACTACAAAGGCTTACTCAATCACCATCAGACCCAGTATTAGGTCAAGTTTACTATAATACTCAGGATAAAAGGGTATATTGTTGGACTGGTGATGCATGGCTACCATTAGACGCCAAAGATGCCAGCCCTAGTGCCGTAAGTATAGTAAACACTATTAATAGTGGTTCAGCACTAATCAAGCAAGACAAGATAGATGGATTAAGTGCCAAGTTATCGGGTGCTAGTTTAGTACAGGCTATCAATAGTGGTAGTGAAAATATTAATGCCGAAAGGATTCAAGGATTAAATAATGCCCTTAATATCGACACTATCATAACAAAGATTAACCAAAGTACTAAAACTATAGACCAAGACAATGTAACTGGTTTAGTTGAGGCATTAAAAAATGATACAATAGTTTCAAATATCAATGCTGGTAGCAAGACTATCAGCACTGCTAAGATTACTGGACTTGATACAGCCTTAGCTAATAAGGAAACACCACAGGGAGCACAGGCTAAAGCAAATACAGCATTACAGCAGGCTAAGGATTATGCCAAGGCTGAAATTACTAAGGTAGTAGGTGGAGCGAGTGAAGCCTATGATACTTTAAAAGAAATAGAAGACGCTTTAAAGAAAAATGATAGCTTAGATAAAGCTATTAATGGTGCATTAAGAGGAAAAACTGGTAAATTTGTCAAAGATATTGGAGATGGAACAAATACAAGTATCGCAGTAAAGCATAACTTAAAATCTCAGGATATAACAGTAACACTTAGAGAAAAGGAATCACCTTTTAGAGTTGTATATACAGATATTGAAATTACTGATGAAAATACAGTTACATTGAAATTTGCAAAAGCACCAAAACTAAATGAATATAGAATCATAGTTATAGGATAGAGGATAGAGGTGGTTAGATGAAAGTATTAGGTTTAATTGAGACACCAGACGATTTAGTAACCAAAGAATACGTAGATAAAAAGTCAAATGAAATAAAAAAAGCTGGTTATATTACTACTGCTACAGCCGATGGAAAGTACCAGCCTAAAGGGGACTATGCGACCAAAGATTCAGTTAACAATGCATCAAAAGCAGTATCTGACCTAACAGGAAAGTTTAATTCATTACCCAAAACATATCTTACTATAGAAAATGCTAAGAATGAGTATACTACTAAAAAGTATGTTGATGGTAAATTATCTCCAGTTACTACAGAAAAAAATGGACTAATGACGGCTAATGATAAGGCAAAATTAGATGGTATAAACTTAACTAATTACCTTTTGAAGTCGCAATTACCAGATGTGAGTAAATTTATTACTACTGCTACAGCAGATAATAAATATCAGCCTAAAGGCAACTACCAACCGAGGGGCGACTATGCACAAAAGAATGAGGTTATAGACAAGAAGTACGGTACACCGATACCTGGACTAATGCTAGGAATGACGATGATAGCACTATCAGCAGGACATGGATTTGATAGACAGATTTTTGAGTCGTATATTAGAGAGATTATCGGTCCTTATTTGGATTCAAAAGGGAATCGAATAGGAAATACGCTAAAAAAAGAGGAACTCAACCCTAATGGCTTATTAAAGTTCTTTACAAGAGATGAAAATAAAATCATCTACATAGACGATAAGGCGATACCTTTGGTAGATTTGCTTACACATAAACTTTTCAACTTAAATGTCGGGGTACGCAACCAGAATAAGTCATCCAATGACCCAGTCAAGGTATGGGTAGGCACTCAAACAGAGTATGATGAACAAAAAGGTAGTATCACAAGTGATATTTTGACTTTTATTAAACCAGATATACTACTTGGCAAATACAATGTTGAATCTGCGAAACCTTCAAGTACAGATTTTTTTAAAGGAAAACTTGTGGAGGCTCTGTACGTGGCAGATATTTTAGATAAAGAATACATAAGCTTTTCTCTAGAGGGCTTTAAATATATGGGTATTAGATTTAAAATCACAGAGATGCAAGTTGGCGGTCAAACTTATATAAATCATGATGATAAGATAACTATACCTATAGGAGATATAAGAAAATATATAATTGTGAATACTAAGAATACAAATGAATTAACATTAATCAAATGCATTTTTAAATTTATATCTCCAGGTGCTAATAATAAACCTATATCAGACCTAATAAATGATTTAAATGCTAAAAAAACAGAATATGTATTAACATTAACTAGGGTTACAGATGAAAACGGTAAAAGTATATAGGTGATTAAGATGGTGCAGATACTAACGCAATGGGGATTTCAGATTGCTTATGCTATAGTCTTGGCTTTCATACTTTTTATCTTCAAAAGTTTATATAAGAAGATATTGGTAGACCATGAAAGCTGGAAAGTAAAGCAGCATGCTATGATGATGGGGATACAAAGCATTCTTTATTATCGTATATGTGCAGAAGGCGACAGGATACTTCAAAGAGGATATATCACTAAGCAAGAGGTCAGGGACTTGGAGTATTTTTATACTTCATATAAAAACTTAGACGGCAATGGGGTTGCTAAGAAAATATATACAGAGTGTATTAATTTACCAATGGAAGGAGAAGAAACACATGGAGTTTAATTTATTAAAATTTATAAATGAGAGTTTTATGATATTGATACCAGTAATCTATGTACTAGGTGTACTGCTAAAAAAATCAAGAATTAAGGATGAGATTATCCCTTGGTTCTTACTACTTGTGGCTAGTGTCCTATGCAGTATCATAGGCAAGGATATAGTACAGGGCATCATACAGGGTGTGCTAGTGACAGGTGTGTGTGTCCTAGGGAGTCAACTATATATACAGACAGTTAAGAAATAAGGTTAATAAATAAGGTGGTCTATATGGCCACCTTTTATACTTTCAGGAAAGGAACAGACATGACAGAGCAAGATATTTTTATTGATAAGGTAAAAGATGGAGCCATTGCTGGGTGGTATGCAGGAAAGATTCTTCCAAGTGTAACCATAGCCCAAGCGTGCTTAGAGTCGGGCTGGGGGACATCAGAATTAGCCACTAAAGCAAATAATCTTTTTGGTATTAAGGCTAAGGATGACTGGAAAGGTGAGAGCTATGTAGTTAAAACGGCTGAATATGATAAGAACAACAAAAAGTATTACATCAATGCAGCTTTCAGGAAGTATAGGAGCTGGCAAGATTCCATAGTAGACCATGCTAGATTTTTCCATACTCCAGCATGGAGAGAGGATAATTACAAGGCAGTTATAGGTGAGGTGAACTATAGAAAAGCTTGTAAGTTCTTACAGTCAGCAGGCTATGCGACCAGTCAAGAATACGCAGGGCAGCTTATAGGACTGATTGAGATGTACAAGTTATATAAGTATGACAGCGTGGCTAAAAATATAGAAAGCGAGGTACAGAATATGGTAGCTTTTAAATATAGACAGATAACAAATTCAAAGCAGATGGGTAGACGCAGAAGCAAATCAGATATAAAGTTTATTGTTGTTCATTGGACATCTAACAAAGCTAAAACTGCTACAGCTATGAATCATAGAGAATACTTGCAACACGCAACACGCTACGGCTCAGCCCATTATTTTGTGGATGAAAACGAAATAGTACAGGCGATAGGGGACAGTATAGAGGCTTGGGCTGTTGGGGACAATCAAGACTATGGAACAGCTTTAAATGGATGCACAAACTATAATTCTATATCTGTGGAAATGTGTGTAAATAACGGCTACTCAAGCAAAATGTTATTCAACACAATAGAGCTTGTAAAAGAGCTTTTAAGATTATACCCAAATGCGAGGGTATGCAGACACTGGGATGTGTCTAGAAAAGAGTGCCCGTATGGATATCATGGGCAGAACAATTCTAAATGGAATAAGTTCCTAGAGGAAATTAAAAAGCCTAGAAAAATTATTTTAGATTTATCTAAAGATAGTGTTGCTAAGGTAGTAGATGGTCAATCTGTAACTTCTAACATTACAGTTAATACTAATAAAGATGGTTGGCAAAAGATAAACAACCATTGGTATTGGATAGAAAAAGGTAAAAAGAGAACTGGTTGGTTAGAATATAAAAATAACTGGTTCTATTTACAGCCCGATAAAGATGGTATGATGTTAGAAGGTTGGCTTCAATACAATAAAAATTGGTACTACTTCAAGTCAGGCGGATACATGGCTAAAGGATGGGTTAAGTATAAGAATAATGAATTTTACTTCAACAAAGAAGGTAAGATGGTCACTGGTAAGCAGATTATTGATAATAAAGAATATAACTTTAATAAAGATGGTTATTTAATAAAATAATAAGAGGGGTCTATCCCCTCTTTTGTAATTTAGATGGGAGAGATTAATTTGAGTAAAGATTGGTGGAGAAATAAAGAATCGTGGATGAATACGAATCCAAATAATAAGAGATTGATATATGAGTATGAAATGCATCTAGAAGAACAAGGCAAGTCTAAACAAACTATAGGACAGTACGTTAATGATGTTAAAATATTTGCTTGTTATGTAAGGTATAATTGCCAAAATAGAGCCTTTTACAATTTGAGAGCAGGTACTGTTAAGAAATTTGAGAAGGAAATTCTTGATAGAGGTATGTCAATAGATAGAAGAAATAGAATGTTTGTATCTTGTAGAGGAATGTATAACTTTGCTATGCAAGAAGATGGATATTCTGAATTGTATGAGGTAAATCCCTTTAACTTACCTAAGAAAAAAATCAAGAAGAAAAAACCTAAAAAGGTTAAACCTAAAAAGAGCGAAAATACTAAATATACTCTAACCATGGAGAATATTCAATCAGTATATGAGTATCTTATGGATCGTCAATTCTATCAGCAAGCTTTATTTTTATCTATTATAGTAGATACTCAATTAACTAAACCTGAAATCTATACGATGAGTAAAAGACAGTTAAAACATGATATAACACGTCCTATGACTCAGGTAACTTATAAGTATTACATTGGACAGAGAGGGTTAGATACTAAAGATTACTTATGGTATGACAAAAATATAGTGGGTATCCCTACTAAAATTCAAACCAAAGACTTAGACAAATGGATAAGAGATTGGAATAGAATCATAGAAGTCGAGTCAGGAAATAGAAAATGTTTTAACTTTGCTAGATTTAAAAAAGCAGTAGTAAAACTACATGATAATAACCAGTTGTATTACCAACAGATAAGTGAGGTAGATAATGCCGAATAAAATTACATTAGAACATGGAATGATGTTTAATATAGATGAAATAGATGAATCCATGATAGATAAACCATTAGAGCATCTCAAACAGATGAATGTTCAGTCTATGTGGGACAAAGGATATCAAGGCGAAGGAATTACTATAGCAATATTAGACAGTGGTTGCGATATTAACCACCCTTATCTTAAAGATAAAATAGTACATAAGTACAACCTAACTAAAGATGATGATACAGATAGAGATAATGTTACAGACTATATAGGTCATGGCACTCATATAGCTAGTTTAATAGTTTCTGATAACTATAATGGTGTTATAGCAGGAGTGTCACCTAAAGCAAACTTACTTATATATAAAGTTATAGACAAGGATGCTATAGCTGATTATAATGTTGTTGCTCAGGGTGTTTATGCAGCAGCTCAAAGAGGTGCTGATATAATCAATGTTAGTCTAGGTGGTAGTGAACCAGCTCCACAAATACATGAGGCAATTAAATCAGCACTTAGAATGGGTTGTTTAGTTGTATGTGCTTCAGGAAATGAAGGAGATGGCAATGAAGAAACTGTGGAACTATTGTATCCTGGGTGTTATCAAGAATGCGTTCAAGTCGGTGCAATGGATAATGATTATGCTATTACTAATTTTTCTAATACTAATCAATTCATAGATTGTGTTGCTAATGGCAATGCACTACTAGGCTTTGTAAAAGATAATAAAATAATGGCTTTAAGTGGAACATCTCAATCAGTTCCTTTAGTGTGTGGAGCTTTAGCCCTACTTAAAGAATATGGGCGTAAAGAATTAGGCAAAGAACTTAATGCCTATGAACTTTATGATTTATTACTTAAAAATACTAAATCTATACCTAATGTTAGTGAAAATCAACAGGGTCATGGTTATGTATATTTTAAAGAGGGAGTGTAATACTCCCTCTTATTTTTTTTTGCCTATACTCTTATCTACTCTACCCTACTGATATTGGACATCGCCTAGTATTCTTTCAGCTATTTCGCTAGTTGGCTCATAATATCGACTTCTAGGATATTGTTTTTGATTCAATGTATCTATATGTAATTTCTTTTCCCACTGTCTTTTTGACTTAGTTTTTGACTTCCATGACTTGTTATATGGATTTAATCTTTCATTGACCCAAGGGTCTAATTCATGCTTTCTAGCTTTAGTAGTTTTTATATTTTTTATTCTGTATCCATAATCTTCATCTAATATATAGTCCCTATCTCTTTTAGGCGACTTCTGATTCTTAGCATATATCCCACCATATGGATTTTTAGTAGGATAGCTAGGTTCTTCCATTAACTCATCAGCTATTTCAATTTCTATATCTTTTATATCGAATAATTCCTTAATTCTTTGTAGTAGTATCATTTTTTTACCTCTCCTTATTATTTTTAAAAATATTGACCTTGTCAGAGCCATTCTAAGACGTTTTAAATTACCTATTTGATACTTTATATCTAAAATGTTTTAAAACGCCTTACAGCCCCTAAGATTTGATTTTAGTGTATTCTTATAACCTCTGAAACCGTTGGTATTACTTGCTTTCAGAAAAAGCTAAATCTACTGCATTTCTAACCTTATCTCTCTTATTATCTGTAAAATGAGTGTAAACTCTAGTTATATTATTTGCATTAGTATGGTTTAGTGCTTTTGCTATATCTTCTAAGTTAAATTCCATATCATATAGTAAAGTTGCATATGTGTGTCTAAGTCCATGGAATGTTATATAGTCATATCCTAGTGATGTTGCTAATCTCTTAAACCTATTAGATACAGTAGATGTGTATAATGGTCTTTCTTTTGTATCATAGAATAATAACTTTTCTTTTTTGAAGTACTGAGTAAGCTTTCTTCTTTCGTCCCACAATATCTTAAATTCTCTTAATTCCTTTTCTAGCATTTCAGGGATACTAACTATTAATGCTTTCTTGCCTTTAGGGAAATCCTGTAATATTGGTCTACCTTTTAGACCTGTAACTACTATTCTTTCCACCTTAATTATCTTTCTATCTAGGTCTATTTCGTCCCACCCCATACCTAACACTTCTGATATTCTAAGTCCCAAAAAACCTGCTAACATAATCTGTAGTCTAAGTTCAGGGTCTTCAGTGTTTTCTAATAGATGTTTAAACTGTTCAATAGTTAGATAATTTTCTTTAGATGTTTTAGCAGGAACTTTATCACTCCATACTCTAACATATTGAGTGATATCCTCACCCATGTATTCCTTTTCAATAGCATATAAAATGCCTTTTCTTATAAGTAGTACTAATAGATATACTATTTCATAAGAGAATTTAGTAGCCTTCCTATCAACAAATTTCTGAATATTGCTAGGTTTTAAATCAAGTATCTGTCTTTTGCCTATATCAAATTCTATCTCTCTTTTGTAATAGCCTTCATAACTTTTATATGTCCCAGGTGCTATTTTATGATTCCTTCTTCTTCTTTTTTCTTCTCTTAAAGCCCCTTCTATACACTCACCTAGTGTTATATATTTTAATTCTCTAGGTCTAAGGTCTATACACCCTTCTTTTAATAGCACTTCAATTTCTGCTTTTTTCTTTTCAGCACTTACTTTGGTCTTGTACCATGCCATTCTTTTATACTTTCTTTGTAGGCTAAATTCTGTGTAGTAACAGATAGTTACCTCATATCCATCTTGTGCTTTTCGTACATATACTCTTGGTTCTTTTTCTTTGTAGTAGTCTTTAATCATTTTTTTTTACATCTCCTTTACTTTCTTTAAATTCACTTTGTTTACATTAACTTTATTTTGTTTGTGTTTTGTTTATATATATTATAACCCTATATTTTAAATATGTCAAGTATAATTTTAAAAAAAATAGAGGGAAATTTAATCCCTCTATTTTAAATCTATTATAATGTCCCTTCTTCTACTTCAGATAAGTCAATGGCACTCCATGTTAAATCCGAACTATCGATAGCCTCATTAAAGATTTCTCTTAATTGATATATAGCTGTATTTCTTACTGTTTCATCTTCTATGGTGTTAAACATATTCTTGATATATGATGTTATACCACCTATCTCTAGTAATATCTGTTCTATATCTGTAGTATCACATGAACAGTATATCTGGCTTTCAGAATAGTCATTAACTCCATTTTCATCAATTTTTATGTTCTTAATTTCACTTCTTAGCATGATATCCCTCTTTCTTCTTTAATCTGATTACCTACTGATACTGCTATACCTATAGCATCATATATATCACTAGTCTTATTCTTGCCTGCTTTATCACTGTAAGAACCAATATCTCTATAATTAGTTCTTATATGTTCAGCAACTTCCTCCTTACTAGCTTTGCCATTGCCTGTAATTAATTTCTTTACAGATGTTGGGGTAATATATCTTGTTTCAAGTCCATATTCTTTGTATATCATTCTAATAGTCGCTCCTAGTAGTTTTCTAAGTATCATAATACTGAATGACTTGCCACCTACAAACTGATTTTCTATAGAAACTATCTCTATATCTTTAGTTATTTGGATTATTTTACTTATTTGGTCTACTATATAATTTATCCTTATATCCTCGTTTTCAAAGTCTTTAGGAACAGTACATATCTTACCACAATTTAATACCTCATTATTAGTAGTTTCAACTACTGCCCAACCTGTACTAGATACAGATAAATCTAATCCTAGTATCTTGATTATAGATCACCTCTTTTAGTGTATAAGAGGATTGAATCAGCCAACACTGAATCTAACCATAGTGCTAACTGTAATCTTTCCTCTGTTGTTAAATTTTTAAATTTACTTTCTAAATATGCTTGAAAGTCTACTTTGTATTCTTGCTCTTTTTTTAAGAATAATTCTTCCATTATACTATAGCTTTCCATCCCTGTATCTTCTTGATATCATGCATAGGTTTCATTACCCTACAATCTCTATTGGTGCAAGTAGTTATTGCCTTAAATAGACTAGACAATCTGCCACCATAATAGTCTTTAACTATATTTTCCCTTTTATCATTTGTGTAGTATAAGGTTAATCCTTTTCTAGTTTTCTGTGCATTTACTATTGCTCTTATTAGCTTTTGCCTCATTTATATCTCCTGTTTCTTTATTTTTATATTAAATTTAAAAATACTATAGATTGGTTTATGTTTTTAACCTTTTCCTGAATCCATCTAATCACCGTCCCATATTCCATCGGGTCGCATTTTAGCCATGGTTAACAAGTGTATTAAAGCTCTTTTTGCGTTACCTTCTGTCGCCTTCCAGTAATCGTCATCTATTTCATCACCTAATTGGCTTATAACATTTTCTAAGATAGGAATTGACTCTAACCCTGTTTTACCATAAATAGTCCTAATCCCATCTTTCCCAAACAAAGGATAATAGAGAGGGGCATAATTATAAGTAATATTAAGAGACAACTCTGTACTACCTCCAATTCTGTAATTCCCACCTATCATAAAATGTGTATCTTTTATTTCTATAGGTAGTTTTGTTACTGGGTCATTTAAACTTATATCATAACTCATGGCTAATCCCTTATAATCTTTAATGGTTCTTCATCTTCCCATTTGACGTTTTGGAATAAATGATTATACAAGGATATATATTCACACTGAGCTTTAGTTTTCCATTGAATGCATCCTTTTTCAGGCTTACTTTGATAAGCATATAGGCTACCATTGAAATCTCTTGCAATATAGTTAAATTCTTCAGGTACATTTGATAAAATAACTCTCTCTTCATCACTTAATAGATTGTAATACCGAGTCTTATCATGGTTTATTATCTCATTAGTAATCGTCCACATATTATTACCTCTATACATATTCTTTGTTGGAATTGTTGAAATCTCATTAATAACAGTTGGTTGATGAGCATAACAATCCATTTCCTTGTCATATCTAACTCCTCCATAAGACTTATTATGAACCAGATTGTCTTTCAGGAAAATTTTATCACCAACCTTATATCTAGTATTTAAACCTCTACTTACTAACGTACTCAATTCTTCTTTTAATTCATCTAATCCACTCAAAAATCCTTTACCATCAGATAGAGCCAACACCAATCCATATAAATATTGATTAATAGACCATGACCTTCTATCACCAGTTTCAGGTATGTCTGTTCTTCTTATATCGTCATAAAGGAAATAGCACCTCTTATTCATACCGTTATCATTCAGTCCCCATACTTGCCCTAGTTCTGCTATAGTTCCTAGTGCATGAGATTTGAGATTGAATATAATTATATCTGCTTCCTTAATTTTGTCTGTATCTTGTTTAACTATTTTTTCAGCTAACTTATTATTATCCTCTTGTGATACATTTTGCTTATCGTTTATTTCTTTGTTAAGTCTAGCACTATAGTATTCTATACCTACTTCATCTAGTACCTTTTCTATGAGGGAAGATTCATACTGTGAACCAATACTCATTATATCCCCTGCTATGTATGCTTTTAATTTCTTCATTAATACTCCTATTTTATCTATAAGTTGGTTTCATCTTTATCGTCCCTAACTCTATGATTCCAGCTTGCAAAGCCTAAAGCATATCCAGTCCCATTAACTGGTTTAGTTATTTTTTGATAATTAACCTCAACTATCTTATTCAAATAATCTTCTTTGTGATACCAAATATTAAATCTTTCTTCATCACTAAATCCAGTACCTACAAAACATCTTTGCATTTCACCATTATATTCAAATTCTACTTCTATAGCACCCAATACACCAGTGTGTTTGCCTTCACCTTCTACAAATCCAACTATTCTTACATCAGCTATTAGATTTTTCTTTAGTTTAAGAATGCTGTCTGTTCTCTTTCCAGTCCATGGGGCTTCTAGGTCATTAATCATGATACCTTCTTTGCCTACTCTATCACATTCTTCAACCATATCTATTAGTTCCTCATGGGTAAATTGTCCTATTTTATAGAATGGTCTATTGTGAATGGAATTAATAACTAAAGGTTCTTCTGTATTATTCCTATAGCTAGAAACCATGTCATCTATATCTTCCATTCTAAGTTCATGCTCTAAATCACTATAACCTTTAAAGAAACGTTCTTCGTCTATCATGTCAAACATAATAAATTCTATTTCAGTTTTATCGGCATCGTTAGAATTGATTACAGAGCAAGTCTTTTGAAATCTTAACTCATCTGTCTCAAACTCTCCTATTGCTAGTAGTTCACCGTCATAAACTGCACCACATTCAAAGTGGTCTGTTTTAAGTGCGTCCTCTATAGGGATTAACCCCTTGATAATTTTACCTTGTCTTGAATATGCTGTTACATTGCCACTATTATCTTTAATAAAACAACATCTAATACCATCTAGTTTTTCTGATATTTGATACCTCTTGTTAAAATTAAATAGTCCTTTTTCATATCTATCCATGTAATTCTTCGCTCTCATAAACTCAATTACCTGAATGAAATTAGGTATAAACTTGTTAATAGTTGTCTTATTAACTCCTAATTTGAAAGACTTGGTAAATATATCCCTTAATTCATCTTGATAAACTCCAATATTATCTATATATCTTTGAACGTGTAAATTAGTTGCATCAGAACCTGTATTGTGTTCTATGACGTAATCTAATAAGTCATCTAAAGTCCAATCCACCACTTCTACTAAATCTTTAGTCTTTTGCGGGATTTTCTTTTTGAGTCTAGCTTTATTCAATCCTGATATTTCACAAGGATCTAATAGGTATTTCAAGACCCTAAAGAATAGTGAATTTGATTCATCTTTATATAATCCATCTATAAAGAATTGTTTAGATTTTATGTTACTTAATCCTTTAAGTTTATTGAGGTTAGATATTAAATCCTCAACTCTTTTAATTTCCTCTAAATTATTCATATTATTCCTCTATTTCTTCTATCATTACTTCTAAAACATATGATGTTAACAGTTCCTTTTCTTCTGGTGTTAAAGATAATATATCTGCAAAAATTTCAATATATGTAAGACCCAATCCATAAACAATCAAATAAGCTATATCTTCTAAATTAGTTGCGTCTACTATACCTGCTATATACCCTTCATTATTGGATGCTTTGTCATAATCAACTAAATATAAGCCTTCTGTAGGGGATATGACAACACATTTATATCTCTTATTAATCCTACATTCCATTTTCTACTACCTGCTCTTCTTCATATTCTTTTTTATCTTCTGTTTCCTTCAATTCCTCTAATTCAATATAGGCATGAATATATTTCTCTATAGCCTTAAGAATCATACCTGCCATATTAAATCCTAAACTATTCATTTCAGCTTGAGATAATCCTAATTGTCCTATGCAACTATACATATGTTCAAATCCTACATCATATAATATAGATTCTGCAACTTCCAACATATCATATCCGTCAAATTCGCTAATTAGTTCCATTGATTCGTCCATGTCAGTTCTCATGATAAATTGTATATTTTCATCTTTATCCTTGACTGCTACCATATCCGCTGATTTAATCATATTACGTACTCCTATTCATCTGCTGTGTTAGCATTAATTCTATTTTGTTTAGGTTTTATGTTACCTATTTGCTCTATACATATAATTGATAGCTAGGCTATTAACCTTATATGCCCAATTCCCACCTACACAATACTTTCTTCCTATTCTCCACACGCTCTTTCTTCCTATATTTATATATTTTCTATATAGAAAATCTTGCATATATAGTAAACATTGCTCTCTTGAATTAAAACTTCTTAATCCATATCTTCCCATTACTCCACCACAATTTTTTCTTACTCTATATGAATAACTTGTTCCATTACCTGTTTCAAGTCTAATTAAACTCATTAAAAATAAGGCGTTAATAGGTTTATTACTTCTTTCTATCTGATATAATATACTAGATAGTTCTTTCATTCTAGGTGGTAGTAATTCTTTTATCTTAGATTCAGATAAACTTGACCTTACAGTCACATCATTTTGACTATAACCTCTGACTACCTGTGCATTAGCACTAGTACCCACCAACATAACCAACATTACTATACATACAACTACTTTTCTAATATAATTCAACAAATCACTCCTTCTATATTTCCATATACTCTACTATATATTTATTATTTTCTTTATCGTGTTCCTTGATTGTAAAGTTCAAGTCAACTTCTCTATCATGCATAATACAAAATTGATTTGATATTAAATTCTTTAATTCATTATGAGTTTTATCAAATCCTAATCCTCTTACAAGCCATTGGTTTTTTGATTGTTCATCATAAAACTTAGCTAGATAAAATCCATCACCTACATCTTTGATAGTTCCTATAATTGTGCCATGTATCTGTATCATATCCTATCCCCTTCTGTACCATATACGATATTTTTCATTAATGCCAATACTGTCAACTGTCCAACACCGTTGGGTACTGGCGTGTATAAACAGTCTATCTTACAGTTTTCATCTAACTCTAAATCACCGCATATATTTCCGTCATTATCAAAATTAATACTTGCATCTATGAACGTACAATCATCATGTAGGTCATTAATGCTAAAGTAATCAGGAATACCAATACCACTAACTATATAGTCATAATTACCAAACATAGATATAAGTTTATCTTTATCTATACAACTATGAGCTACAGTTACTAGCATATTTTCTTCTAATAATATCTTACTTAGTGGTTTACCTACTAATTCACTACGATTGATAATTAATACAGATTTTCCTGCTAGGCAAGGGTCTATATACCTCATGTAATCTCTTATACCTTTTGCTGTACAAGGTGTATAATGAGGTCTACCTATAGCTCTATAAGCTTTGTTTAGATGGCCTAGTCCATTTACATCACCATAAGTAATCATATTAGTTAAAAATTTAAGTTTATCTGGTATAGGTAGCTGAATCATCTTATTACAATGAGCATTCTGTATTAGAGAATCACTTATACTGATACCATCATATTCTAGTCCTTCGTATTTATGGTAGACATAAGGTATCCCTAACCATTCTAATTTTTTAATCTTATTGGCTATATACTTATTAGATGCATGGTCATTCCCTATTTGGTATATATGGAACTCTAAATTATCTTTTTCTTCATCTGATAAGTTATCACAATACTGTTTGAGTTTCTGATACTCTTGATTTACATAATGTTTAACATTAAGTTCAAATGCCATTAAATTCCCCCTTAGAAATAGATACATAGGTTTTAAGCGTAATTACTTAAATAAATTATCCTATATATCTATTATACCTTATTCTATGTTCTTGTTTAACACTTATACATAATTTTTTTAAAAAAATCCTACGATACTACGTTTATGTATAATTTTCTTTAAATTATATCTGTTAAATCAAAATCTAACTTTTCTACATGGTCTACAGTAGTTCCATATTCGTCATATATATCGTATAATTTATCTTCAGCTTCAAATATATCACTAGCATTCACTTCATAAGTTTTCTTACGAACCTCTGTTACTTCAAATATATAGACACTCATTATTTATTCTCCCATAAAATTATTTCTTTATTTTGTAGGGTCTTAGGTATATCTATTACTCTTTGATTAGTAGAACCAGCAAATGGGTAGTTGATGTCGAATTTATCTTTTTCGAATTTTCCGTCCACTAGTACATCTATATAATTTAATATATCTAGGTCTTGAATATCTTCAAATCTATAGCCTGTATACAACCATATAGTCTTGATTGGATATTTCTGTTTGACTAATCTACATAAATCATAGACGGTATCTAGATTCATTTCATTTAATGGATCACCACCACTAATAGTTAGCCCTGAACACCATGGTTTATTTAATTCTTCAAGTATTTCTTCGACAGCATAAATATCAAACAGTATACCTGATTGACTATCCCATGTTTGTTTATTTTGACAACCCTCGCAATAGTGTGAACACCCACTAACCCAAAGAACTACTCTGATGCCCTCGCCATTTAATAAATCAGCTTTTGTGATATTATGATAATTCAATATATCACCTCGCTTACATACTTTTTCTATCTTTTATTTCTTCCATTTTGTGGTCTGCAAGCCTAGAATCTCCTTTAACTCTACTGTAACTCAAATAACCATTCATTCTTTCTATTTTAGTCAAATCATTACTCCCGCATTTAGGGCAAGTTTCCATACTTAATTCTTCATAGCCACAATTATTACAATAAGATAATGATAAGTTGATTCCCTCATAGAATCCCATATCCATAGCTCTACGAACTAAATCTTTAATCGCTTTTTTATTATATGATATTGGGTATTTACAATATTGAATCTTGCCTCCGTTACTTAAATCCCAAAATCTCTTTTCTAAATCTTGCTTTTGAATTGGTGTTATGTCTTCAGATACATGACAGTGGAAAGAATTTGAAACATACTCCCTATCTGACACGTTTTCTATTACACCAAATTCTTTTCTGAATTGCCTTACCTGAACCCCGCATAGATTTTCTGCTGGACTTCCATATATAGCATACAATAAGCCATCTTCTTCTTTAAAATTTTCGACTCTTTCATTGATATAAGTTAATACGTCAATAGCAAATTGTCCGTCCTCTACTAAAGATTTCTTATTATACAGTTGTTGTAATTCATTTAATGCTGTTATTCCAAAAGATAAAGTAAATGTCTTTATCACGTCTTTTATTTTATCTCCATATTTTAAATTACCATTATAGAATCCACCTTCACAAAACCCTAAAGGATTAGTTGATGCCCTCATCTCACCTAAATATTCATAAGTTCTAATATGTAATTTTCTTGCTATTTCAAGGTATTCATCTAATACTTCATAGAAATTTCTATCTTCTCTTCTTGATTTTGCAAGAATCATAGGCAAATGTAATGAAATTACTCCTAAGTTACTTCTACCTACAAAAACAGGCTTATCAAATTCATCTAATGGTTTCGTACCACCTTTTTCATACCATGGCGATAAAAATGCCCTACAACCCATCGGGGATACTACTCTTTTATATTTTTTATACATTTCAGGAACATATCCCTCACCAGATAAACTAAGCCAATCTGGATACATACTTACGCTCGAGCATTCGATTGCACAATTGAACACATCTTCACATATAGCACCTTCTCCATGTATTTCTTTATCGAATAAGAATATTAACTTAGGGAATAAGACTGGCTTTTTAAAACCCTCTTTCCCTTGTCCTTTTCTTCTAACATTTAAGATTGTTTTATTTATAAGACTTCCTATTTCACTGCTATTAGTACCAAAACTAATTGAAATGAACGGGTAGTCGCCCCTACTACTACCTACTGTATTGAGTTTATATTCTAATCCCTGAAGTCCTTGTTCTAAATCTCTTTTGACTTTCTTGAAAGAATAATCTCTTGCTGAATTAAGTAATTCATATTCAGAACTTTCATCTGTATAATTTGTTGCTATTTCATAATATTCATCTACATATCTATCTAAACTCTTTTTGGCGTAAGGTTCTAATATGCTATCTATTTCAGGTACTGTAAGACCTCCATATTGTTGGGCACTAGCACTAAATATAATATCTCCAATCACATCAAATGCTGTATCCAAACTTTTCGGCTCGTTATACCAAATATTCCCCATTTCAAATCCACCTTTAAGTATATTCCCTACGTCTAAAAGGCAACAATTTAGAGAGTCAAGTCTTGCATTCATGTCATGTATATATAAATATCCCTCTTTAATCGCTTGTATCTCTTGTTTATTTAAAAAGAACTTTTTATATAACTCTTTATTTAAAACGCCATATATTAAACTTCTTTTAGTTGCTACTAAACTAGAGTCAGAATTACTGTTCTCTTTATCGCCAATGTATCTAATAGTTTGGCTTTCCTTAAATACCTTATCTTGCATTTCCACAAATGATGTCTTATAGTTTCTATAATCTCTATATGATTTAGCTACCTGCTCATCAACTTGTGATAATGCTTGTTCTACATAATAGTGCATATCCGATACATGAACATTATCATTGCTATTTAATACCCTTTCAGATATATAACCGTATAACTTATCAAAATCTTCTTTGCTTAAAGTTTTCATAACCCTTTCAGATGATTTATTAACTGCATTTTTTATCTTATCGAAAGAAAAATCTTCTAAAGTTCCATCTTTTTTTATAACTTGTACCAATTAATCACCGTCCAATTCTTTATAATCAAAACCTAGGTCACTAACCATCTCAAACACAGTATTATTCCCTGTATATCCTATGAATTTATCTTCGTTATCAAATACTAAGTATTCATTAAATGGTTGTAATTTAAGTAACCCACAACTTGCCATAAATTCTAAAACATCATGCTCTGATTCAATATTCTTTTTAGAATCTTTAAATCCTCGTCCGTTATCATATTGAATAACACCACTATCAGGATTCCATATAATAGATGCATTTTTAGGCAAGTCAATGATTTGTTTCTTTATCCCCCTACCATCTGGTAATTTTATAAAATTTATTTTCTGATTCACCTGATACCTCTCTTCCTTCTTAGGAATTGCCCTAATTCAAATGTTGATACTATTATTACAATAGACGATATAATCGACATAATTGTTAATCTCCAACCGATAAACCCTATATGCATCAATAAGCAATCATTGTTAATACTTATCAACGTTCCAACTAATATAAGCTCTAAACTTGTAGTGATGGAAAGAACTGTATCCCCATATTTTCTATATTCATATAAGGCATAATAAGAAAGATCGAACATTAATATAGCTGATAGTATAAGGTTTGTAATACACCTATCCAAAACCTACACCTCCTTCCTATTGTAGTAATTTTGCTTCTTACCCTTTTGTTTCTTGGTATTAATTAATTCCTCTAGCTTAGAAATGTAATCTCTATCCATTGAAATCCTACATAAGCTATTGAGAAATCTAATACTCTCTGAACTAGGAACTTTAAATCTTAAAGCTAAATCAATACAACTCTTAGCCTTATTAAATGATTTTAAATGGGTATGACCTTCTTGAAATTCTTTATTTTGGTTATACACTACATAACCATTACAAGCTTTAAAAATAACATATTCCTTTTTCTGATATATGATATTGTCCATTACTTATTCTTATCTTGTTTTCCTTCCAAAATAATATCCATTTCTGCCAACCAGTAATTCTTTTCTGTTCTTGATTTTGTCCATTTACCATTTACTAACACATTCTTAGGTGTACTTCTGATACGCTTTAAATCTACAATAGTAAATAAATTAGGTAGTTTTATAGTTCCTTTTTCTAATCTGAATACATGAGGATTACCCTTAGCTAAATCAATAAATGTTATATCATAGTGTTTCCTTCTTTCCTCTATATCCGATATAATACATCTTTCCCTAGGTTGGTTAGGTAATGGTGTTATGTTACCTGTATACTCTTGTTCAGCCTGTATTAATGATATTTCATCTAATGGTTTAGTTTTTATCCTGTTAAATAACTCATTAATCAATCCTATATTATCTATATCACCAAATTGCTTTGCAGTTTCCTTGCCTGCAAATTTAGCCATAATGTCTAATGGTAGGGGACTGTCTAATTTTTTGATAGTTTTTCTGTCTATATATTTCTTATACAGTTCATAGTATTCAAGCAATTGCCTAGGTGTTCCATATTCTTCAAAGAAATTCAACTTAATAAGTATTTCAAATTTAGTCTTATTTATTATCCCTTTTGAGTTAGTGATTAATTCGCCAAAAGACCAATTTTTATCTCTTATATCCCATAAGAATTTACCTACTTCTTCATTAAGATATTTAATTGACTGGATACCTTTATATATAGAGTTTTCTTCTCTGTCTATGAAATATTCTGCTTTAGACTTCCTGAACTTAGCTCTTTCAAGTTTGATGTTAAAATATTCCATCTCATTGATTAATCTGCTAGTTCTAGGCATATCGTCCTGATACAGGTTTAATGTTACAGCATAATACTCTAATGGATAATGAGATTTTAAATAGGCACAATATAAACTATCATAAGCATAAGCTAAACTATGACTCGCATTGAATGAATACCTTGAAGCGTCCTCGACAACTTTCCATGTTTCTTGAAATCCTTCTTCTCTCTTAACTCTTAATCTCCAACCTTCATGTAGTTTTATATTGAGTTCTTTAAGTTCCTGCTCTGTCCATTTTTTCTTACTTATCTTTTTAATAATTCCATATGTTTGGTCTTCTAATATACCTAACCAAACAAGGTATTTCATTATTGATTCCTGATACATAAGATAATGAAATGAATCTTTTAGTAATTCATCTAGTTCTTTTACACCTGTTGTGTATGGTCTTCTATTAATAAAGTTTTCAAGCAATGAAGCGAATCCTGGTCTTAAGGCAGCAACAAAAGCACATACTTCTGCTACACTCTTCGGTTTATATCTATGGATTAAATTAGTTGCATATTCACTATCAGCTTGATTAACAGTACAAGTTAGCTTATCTTCATATACTTTAAAGGTTTTTTCATCTAATAAACCCTCCAATTCTTTAATTGTTGGTATAGGTATATTAGCCATTTCACAAGTCTTTGCTATTATCTCCCAAACAGTAACTGCCAATATATCATTCTTTAGGTACTTCCAATAATCACAATTATAGCCATCAAGATTACAACATATTACATCTCCTATTTTCATATACCCTATATGGTTATCTACAGGATATGGTGATAATAACATGGAACATGGACTAGGTGAAACAGATTCTATAACTCCTACAAATACTTTAGAGTCCTCTATTATTTTTCCCCATGTTGGATGCTCTCTAAAGTCATCTAGATTCTTAGCTATTTCATTGTATTCCTCATAATTAAGTCCTTTGGCTTTACACCAAAGTCTAAATGCCGATGATTCTTGCATAGGTTTGAATGAAATCATCCATCCACATTTTTCTTTTCCTATAATACCTTCTGATGCCTTAATTAGTGGTTCTTGGTCGGCACAATTTATATCAATATCTGGAAGTGATTTAGTTTCAAGGATTCTAGATACACTCATAAATCTAGTAGGATATAAGGTTACAGGTGAATCCAATCTATCCATATTAAGTATTTCAAGTAAAGTATTTAAAAAGAATGAACCAGCACTTCCTCTACCTGTACCAGATATAACCGCATTGTACTTTTCCCTACCTACCTTACATATCTTGTAATCCATCAAAAAATATTCTTCCATATTAGTATCAGATATAATTTTTTGCTCTTCTCTGATAGCTTGTAAGTATTCTTTGTGTCTTTCTTTAGGGTAATTATCTCTTAATTTCTTCCATTGGCTGTTCAATAACTGTTTAAATTCTTCTTTTGGATTTTCAGATATAGGTGGAATCTTAATATCCTTGTTGTATAAAGTAACAGGTTCACACTTATCAAATACTAATGTATTCCTTAAACAAGACTCGATTTGTTCTCCTGTTAATACACCCTGTTCTCTGTATCTCTGACGTATAGTTTCTTCATCAGGATAATCTAAGATAAACCCTTCTTCTTCAGGGTAGCGTAGCCCCTTAGCTTGTAGTAATAAATCTCTATATACAGAATCTTCTGAATATATATAATGACTGTCATTAGCGTGAATTAACTCTATGTTATATTTTTCAGCATATTCTAGCATCTTCTTATTGTGTATTATTTGTTTTTTATGGTTATGTGATTGAACTTCTAAATAGAAATTGTCACCAAAGAAGTCCTTGAACCATTTTATGTTTTTCTCTGATTCAGGATTCCATAAAGCACCTATGCCTGCTACACATGCACTAGTACATATAATATCATTAGGATTAATTACCTCTTGAATCATATCTAAATTTACTCTAGGCTTGTAATAAAATCCATCTATGTTGGCTAAAGACATTATCTTATTAATCTGCTCTACCCCATTGTTATTCAATGCAATGAATATTAAGTGATAACTAGTTCTGTCTTTATCCTCTTTATCTATTGGATCTCTGGTAAAATAAGCTTCTGTACCTACTACTAACTGAATCCTTTGTTTAGGGTCTAAGTTCTTATTAAAATCTTCTAATTCCCTTAAATCATCTAATATATTCCCTTGATATCCATGCTCTGTAGTAAAGTATTTGTTATGCCCTAACTCAACTATTCGATTAAAGTAATCTGTAGGCTTTACCACACAATCTATAGTTCTTATATTGGATTCGTGGGTATGTTTATGGTAATTATTATACAGTTAATCACCTCCTATCTTTTAACTCTATTTTGCACTTAAATAACCTTGACTAATTCATTTCTAATTCTATCTTTTTCATTGTATTTTTCCTATCTATCATAGTCATATATTTCTTCTTTTATCTCTTCTGTTAGACTCTCTGTAAGTAAACCTACTAACTCATACATAAAATCATTGGCTATCTCAGAATCTTTATCTGATTGCCCAAAGTCTTCTCCGATAGATAACATATATGGATTGTTGTTTACATAGCACTCAACTAAATAAGCAATTTTACTACTATATCTAGCAATAAAATTTGATAACTTATAGTTATTCAACATATCTTCCATAGTATTGTGATATAAGTCATACCACATTTCTTCTTGTTGTTCTGGGTTATCTAAATATTTTTCTATGTCTTCACATCTACAAATCATAATTACTCCTTAAATAAATTTTTAAACTCTTTACTAAAATATAATATCTCATTTTTAACTTTTTATAATTTTATACTCTTATCTGATATAAATTGTGGTGAATGTATCGTCAACATATACATCTTTTTCGCAATGCATAATAATTCTACCCGTAAAATTCTATATAATCATCTACATCTAAACCAGATTGAGAAAATACATCATCTATAAATTCACAAATCATGTTTATGGGGATAGATGGTTCATCAAATTCGTATTCAATATTGCCTATATTGATAACCATATGCCCATTATCTTTTGTACTTATCTGAAACTTAGTCATAATTACTCCTTATTGTTCTTTTGAAATATTTCTTTTTGGTGTTATTAACACCTCTGTAGTCCTTGCCCTTTGATTATCTTTATTTCTAACTTCTGTCCTAGACTTTTTCTCCCAGATTATATCAAATCCATCTGGTACATTTTCCTTGTATTCACTTATGTAGATATCTATTCTATCCTTATTATTATCAACCCACTCATAAAACTCTTCATGACTGAATTTACCACACTCTTTAACGCTGTATTGGGTCTTATTTTTATACGGAATATCACAATAAACAACGCTTCCATCTGGTATATTTACATCTTTATAATCTAAATTGTAAAATATAACATCCTTACAAGAGTTTATGATTTTAATGTTTGAATTTTTAGCTTGTTTAGTATAATCCGTATTAGTCTTATTCCTTGCATAGCCACCAAACCATTTACCAGCAAAACTACAACCAAATCCCACAAATCCAGTTAAAGCCTTATTTTCATCTTTGTGTTCTCTTATGTTTCTATATTCATCTTCAGATATAAATTCAGGTGGAATCCAGCCTATCTGCATATTTTTCCACATTTCTATAAGATAATGATGTTTATCATTGGCTATCCTCTTGTATTTAGAATCTATTTCTTTAGTTATATTTAAACTCCCACAAAATAAGTCTACAAAAACTTGTTCCTTACTCTCCTTCTCTCTCAGTTTTTCGTTGAAAAACTGACCTAAATCTTTAGAGATACGGAATTTACCACCGAAATAATGCAAAAATTTAAACCTCCGTTTCTTCTTCTGTAAAAACTATCTGTTTAGGTAAAACATTGCTACACACATATATTGATTGAAAGTTGGGGCTAGTTTTTTCACCTTCCCCCAGATCATTAATAAATTTTATCCTCCCTTTAGGAATTAACATTTCAAATTTATTATTCATAAACATTTCATATCTCTTCTTAGAATCAAAGATACCATTAATGTTATTAACCATTGCAAATGGTTTACCTATTTCATATAGTCTTTCAAAAACTCTGTCTCTTATACTAAAAGGTGGATTACTTACAATATAATCACATTCAGGAACTTCTGCTGTTAAGAAATCTTGTCCGTCCCATATATGGGTATGAATTACATCAAATCCTTCCCTTTTTAATACTTTTACAAAATTACTATCTTTGGTATCAAATGGACACCAAATTCGCCTCCCTTTATCGAGAAATGGGATTATATATTCTACTGCTGATTCTGGTGTATACCATTCATCTCTACCGCTTGTTTGAAATCTAAAAGATATTGTTATTCCTCCTCTCTATCTAAACTTACTTTCTTACTGACCTTAAAATCTATCCTATCTGCATTCTTAACTGCCTCCTTAATCATGTTGAAAAATATATCATGGTTTCTAGGACTTTCTTTAATCAACAATTTATACAAATAAGATGTAATTATCTGATATTCTCTTTGTATGGTGGTTATTTCACCACCTAGTTGCCCATTATCACCTGTTGATAAATCAATTTTAATCATATTTTCACCACCTATGTTTGCTTACTATGTTCACATTATTTCTATTTTGTTTACCTTTGATTAATCTTATTACTCATATCTATCTCCTATCTTGTTTAATACCTTCCTTTTACTTCTGTCAAAATCATGTGATTCATTAACTCTTAAAACATCACTTTTACCATATTTATTAATGAATATTAATTCATCTGGTAATTCTAAATCATTTTTTGTTTCCATTTTTTCTACCTCCACTTAAACTTATAATAAGTGCAAAGTTTTAGGGCAAATTAATGCCCTTGTTCACTCTACATATACAATTATATACCTATTTTTAGTCGAAGTCAAGCAAAACTTTTCAAATATTATAAGTTTCTTTAAATATAATTATATATTTTGTATGATTATTTCTTTTTAAGATGTTTAGCTTTCTCGTTTCTTTCTTCTATTGCTTCATTGTATTCTCTTCTAAGAACTGATACATTTAAATCCTCACATTGCTTTATTTCATTATAAATATTTTCCATTGATTCTTGTAATGCTTTAAAGTTCTTAGCATTAGATAACTTCAATTTTCTCTTTATAATTGACTTAATTAATCCCTGCAAATTGGTATGATAAGATACTGACTCAGATAACTTTTCACCATTCTTCTCGTAATTCCTATTAAGAATATAGCAATATTTATCTACGGTTACGAACCATTCATCATTAATTTTAATCATGATTACACTCTCCTACTCTTTATTTTTTTCTAATAAGAGGTCTTTGCTTATATTGTGAGTTATATAATATACTATTGAATATGTCATCGACAAATTTATCTATATCAACTCTTTTATTTTTTTTACAATTAAGCGTGGACTCATTGTTATTTATTTTTTCTTCCTTTAAACAATTTATACCATTTCCAATACCATTCGTTTTAATGTTAATATTATGATGAACTACGGGAACATATGTATTTTTAAATATATGTCCTTTACAAGGGTATAACTCACCTTCAATTCCTCTGATAATATAATCACCTATCTCAAATCCCATAGATCCCTATAATGTATTGACCCTCATTAATCCATTTGATAATTCTTCTATATCTCTTTCATAATAAGCTTTCATTAACCAATTTTCCATCTCAAGATTATCATACATTTCTTTTAATGACTTAGTTATTTCCTGAGCATCTATATCTATTCTTTTCTTATAATACTTCCCCATTATTTGACCTCTTTCTTGGCTTTTTCACAATACCTATAATTACTGCATATATTTTTACAAAAAAACTTTTCTATATTAGACTCAAAGAATATATCTGTTTTAATTTCATCATAAGTATTCTTGATGAAATTTCTAGCCTGCTTTTCTGTTTCATCATTAAATTCTATTTCTAATAATGCCTTATCTGTATCGTTCACTTCTATACGTTCTTTAAGAGTTCCTCTCTTATTAAATGTATACTTTAACATATCAAAGTATAATCCCCTGATGATATGATTAGGATACTTTTCTCTTAAAGCTATAGCATATATGATAAGTTGTAGTTTCTTTATCTCTAAATCCTTCTTAGAAAACTTAGATGATGTCTTATAATCATAGATGTCAATATACTTGTCATCTGTGATAGTATATAAATCTATGTACCCTCTCATGGTTATACCTTCTATATCTAATTCAAAGTATTCTTCTATATATGATTCTACACCCTTGATAGGTTTATATGAGTCGAAATACCTAAGTAAGTTTTCAGTAAATTTTCTCTTAGTGTTATCAGTCATAAATTTATGACCTATCATATCTGCTTCTGCTAGTTTTTCTAAAAATATTTCTTTTGCCTCATCATTACTTATTATTTCTTGTTGCATTTTTTCAAGTAACTCGTGTACCTCTGACCCCATAAATGAATATATGTTATCATGTCTAGGTGTAGGTGGATTTTTAACATAAGTTAAGTAATAAGAGTGTGGGCATTGGTGATATGTAGTTAGTCTACTAAAACTGTATTTCTCACTTGTTATACTTATCGACTCCTTTCCTTTCATATTTCTTTACTGCTTGTTTCATTTTTTCTGATGCCCTAATTAAAGCTTCTATATGAAATTCTTTTCCCATTTGTTCTATCTTATCTATCGTTTCATTAACTTTATCTTTATTTTGATTCATCCTCGTCATCTCCACCAAAAAGAGTTAAAGTTATTTCATATCCGTCATCTAAATGAGTTACCCTTATACAATAAGCACGCAAATTTACTTCTTTCATTATATTGAGTAATTTGTGAATTTCGTCATAATTATCTATATGCTTTCTGTATGTTACTTCTTTAAGGTCTAACATTTCTAACATTTCTAACATCTTCTTACTCATAGTTTCTACCTGATTTTCATTCATAATTAAACCACCTCATAACAATCGTTTATTAATTTCTCCCATACATATTTACCTTTATCTGAAGGGCTGTCTTTGCTGCCTTCTGGTAAATATTTATTTTCTCTATCTATTATTATCCCTACTTCAATATTGAGTTTTTCAGTTATTAACTTGAATTTATTAGTATTTCTATATATAACCATTTCATCTAATCCTTCGTCAAAGCAAAAAACTATTCTTTCAGGATTAAGTCTAGCTATTAGAATTACCTGTTCTTTAGATATTGATGACCCTGACAAAGATAACCCATTATGATATCCCATTGTATCTAACTGCATTACGAATTTTTCTGATTCACCTATATAGATTGTTTTAGCACCATATAAATATTTATAATTCTGAGCATAGCCAAATAATGATTTGCTTTTCTTATATCGAATCAAAGGGAAATACTTATTAGTATACTTATCCCTAGAATCATAGTTAATTCTTCCTATGACCCCACATATTTCCCCATCTGGAGTTCTATGTGGTATTACTATTCTGTGAGTTTCTGTATCGTATCGTATATTAAATTTCTTTTGTGTTTGAATAGATATACCATCTCGTAAGAATCTTTGATTCCATTTGTTTTCATAATTATCTAGTATAGATTCAGGATAAATATTTAGTGGTTCATCTTTATCTATGTTTACGTCATCTAATATCCTAAAAACGCTTTCATTGTAGTAGTTTTTAGTAAATTCAATCTCGATACCAATTAGAGATTTTATCTCATTTATAATTTCTGGAAATGTTTTAGACCTATGTTCTATAATCAAGGTAAATATATCCCCTTGAATGTTACGTCCAAAGTCTACAGCTCTAAGAGATTCATCTTTGTATATACATATAGATGTAGGATTAGACAATTCAGTTAATCCACATCTGACTTCATCTCCTCTGTCTGTAATGTTTGCATAACCAAAATGGTCTAATACTAATTCTATATTATTATTTTGAAGAAGAGCGTTTTTGACCTGCATTGATATTGGCTCGCTTAGGTCTGCACAAGCAAACCTCTTTCATCGTTCCGTATTCTCCTACAAATTCTACAACTACTGCATAATTGCCTAATTGTGATGTCTTGCCTTCTCTTAGTTTATCCAAAAATATAACTTTGTAATTCTTTTGTGGGTCTAAGATGTATACATCTTCTTCTTTAGTTAAGACCCCTAATTCATTTCTCTTCCACTTTACTGTATAAGGGTTACAATAAAACTTAGATGTTTCGTCCTTCTCTTCATCATACATATCTCGAATTATATATAGATTCTGTAGGATTTCTTTGACCTGTTTAGAGTTGGATAATACATTGGCGTCAAGGAATAATTGTCCTTGTGTATGCAATGCACACTGCATAGTAGCAAACACCTTAGTATTATATCTATTAGCAAATTCGGCTAATTTTCTACTATCCTCTATCAAGCTAAGCCAAAAATTCTCTCTAGCTGATGAAAAATCTATTTTGAAAGTATCATACACAAAGAAAGTACAACCATACTTCAAGTAGTATTCTCTGAATTTCTTCTGTACTGATTCCATTCTTGCATTAGGTAGAGATATGAATACTATACTGCCCTTGTACTCTTTTCTCCAAATATCTCTTGCTTCGTGTAGCATTTTGATGTCTTCTTCTGTAAAAGCATCTAACCCTGCTCTAAGCTTATTTTTATCTAGTCCCTTATACCCCATTTTGTTGACTAATATCCACATGAGAAAATTATCTAAGAATGGTTTAGATTTCTGTTCATTAGAACATATACATACCTTTTCACCCCTATAAACCATAGCCATAACCATAGATACGATAAATGTAGACTTACCTACATTGGAATATCCTGCTAATACTGTCATAGAGTTATCTATAATACCATTAGATTGTTGAGATATAGTAGGGAAAGCTGTTATAGGATTATTGGTTATATCTACACCACCTATATTGAATAGTGTTCCTGATGTTTCGCCTTTACATATAGATTCAAAGTATTCATCATCAAAATCTATTTCAACTTCTTCTATCCCTTTGTCTAAGTCAACTGTACTAAAATCATTAACATATGATTCGTAAAATTCCTTCACATCTACGCTTGATAAGTCTTTAAAAAAGTCAAATGGAACTATACTTTTCTTATTCATGTATACAGGCTTGAATAAATCTATACCTATATCTGTAAGCTTCATATATATGTTATTTTTGTATAACTTATCTACATAGTCTGAAAAATTATCTTTGTTACTTATAGCCCCATAATCTTCTATGAGTTTTAAGATATCCATTTCCTTAAATAATTTTCTTTCTTCCTCTTTTAAAGCACTCTTGATTTCAACGGGAGTAGCCAATTGATATCCATCATTATGTAGGTTGTTAGCTATTCTAAAAAGAATTGCATATTCCTCTGATAAAAAATCATCTTTACTAAAAGCATGATCATCAAGTAGTGATAAGTCTTTGAGTATAGATGACATCACCAATGTTTCGCTATATTCCCTATCACTCAGTATCTTCTTACTGTATTTAGTTTTTAAAGTTTCACTGTATATATAATCACCTACTCTGCTTCTTGTATAAAATCCCAAAAAGTTTTTCTTTTTTCTTTTTGTTTTCCTTCTATATTAGGCTGGTAAGGACTAGGGGCAAAATTAGTCTGCCCCACCTTGTTATCCCTTAACCATTTACCATTCTGAATGGCAAGTAAGATATAGTATTCTAACCTCTTATTAACTGTTGGAATTTCACCTAAAAATATAGATATATCGTCATTACACTTCTGTAAAATCATCCATATTTCTTCATCTGTGAATAATTCCTTTAGTTTTCCATATTCTTTATCCCAATACTTGCCAAAGATTTTTTTTGCACCTATTGCCTCTGTGATAAATTTCTTATTCTGTTCTTCTGTCATGAATTAGACCATCTCCAAACCTAATTCCTCAACTCCATACCTAATTATTTCCATATTATCTTCTAGTTCTAAGTCAGTAACCATCTTAACATCTTTATTCTTTAGAGTTTCCTGTACTTTCTTCTTAAATGAATCATTGTTAGTAAAGTAAGCCTTGATATAGTCTACAGATGATTCTCTAGCATAAGATTCATACTTAGCTTTTAATTCTGATAGCTTATCATTAATCTTGATTTCCTCTATATTTTCCTTAGCTTTTTCTTCTATTTCCTTTTTAACCTGCTCTTTATATTCCTGATATTCTTCATCGGATACTGGTTTCTTGCGTGATTTTCGCATACCTTCTTCAACTATATCTATAAATCTTTTAGCTACATCTTCCCCTTCAAAGACCATATATTCTGGTACTGTATTATAGCCAAATCTGCCACCTGCTTCGACTCTAGTGTTCCCTCTAAAGTAAAGTTGCCTTTCATCTTTGGTAGCTATACCATCTTTAATTCCTCTGTCTATAGTTCCTGTTAGAACTATATCAAATATATCCCCGAATATTCCCTCATATTGAGTAGTTAAATTTGATGTTAATACCTGGTAGCCTTCTGTTCCTTCAGAACCCTTATCTACTACATTCCTCAATTTTGTATGGGCTATTGCAAATACACCTATCCCTGCCTTATGCAAATCAAAGAAAAATGTTTTTATTAGGTCACAAACAGCTTGCTGACCTTTACCAAAACCACCCATCGCCGAATTAATTGAGTCGCAAACTGTTTTACTTTTCTTGCTCCACCTTGAACATATTTCCTTTTCTGCTATAGGAATAAGCTCATCTATGGTGTCAAATCCCAATATCTTAATCTTTTTTGCGTCCTCGTCATCAGATAAAATCCATGACTTCATTTCCTCTAAGTCTTTCCATGATTCAATCTGTGTTGAGTTTAATTCATCTAACATGGTATATCCTAACTCGTTGCCTATTCCTAGGAGCATACCACAAGATGGATCACCATACTTTTCTAATATTACATCTCTGAATAGGGTTGTTTTCCCAAACTTCTTAACTGACCTTAAATATATCCTTGCCTGTGAGATGTCTACTATTGTTTTTTTTACGTTTGGTTTTTTAAATGCCATTAAATTCCCCCTTAATTACTTATCTATGTTCTCATTAATTCTATTTTGTTTACCTTTAGTTTTAGCATATCTAATTCTTGTATCTAATATATCTATATAGGCACACATTATTCTTGTCTGAGTATACAACATTGCATATTCTTCCTTGCTTAAATCGAGTTCATTAAGTGCTTTATCTGCCTTAATCCCATTTTCAACTAATTCTTCTAATTCCTGTTCCATTCTCTCAATATAATCCAATTTTAACGTATCCTTTCTTTGCTAGTCTTATTTACTTAAAATGGTAAGTCTTCATCATTATTAGCTGAGTTAAAGTCGCTAGGTGTATCACTACCCATTACGCTACTAACAGATTCTATCTTAACTGTGTCTATATCATCTGGTGTAATAGCTGTTTCTTGACTGCCATCAGCATAACCCCTTAATTCTCTAATTCTAACAGTACTTCTAACAAATTCCCCTCTACCAGTTCCTTTTGCTCTCTTTAAATCTTCGAATGTATCTATTCCTAATTCTATGTTGTACTTTTCGTCATCTGATAACATATCCTCTGTAAATTCAACTTCCTGCGAACCATTCAATAGATTGCAATATATACCTATCTTTCTAAAAGTATCTGTACCACCCTGATATCTTTCCTTTAACTTTTCAAATGCTAAGTCTGGGCTAATACCTAAATCTACTTCTATGTTAGTATCGTAACTTTCATACTCATTTTGTCTAGTATTTCTATTCCACACTTTCTGAACGGACTTACCATTTAATATAGCTGTGTTATCATCACCTAATCTCTTAAAACAATCTTCACCTAAATACATAGTGATTGATGCTTCTGACTTAGGTTCTGTGGTTGGATCCACCACCTCTATTAGATTAGGGATAAACTTAACTAAGTCTGTCATCTTCCCATTTTTGAGATATCTTTCCCTCTTAAAATTCCCATCTATCTTATACTTATTGTTCTTATACTGTTCAGAACTAATTAGATTTCTAATATAATTTAAAAAGTCAATGTCATGTATATATCTTTGAGAACTTACTAGGTCTACTACTTTAGGATGCGAATATGATAACTTTTCAGTATCTATATTGTGCCTTCTATTGTATTCTACTTTTTCTGATTTTCCATCTGATGTAAAGTAGTATATTGGACTACTTATATCATTGGGTTCAAAGGCTACCAACTCTAATGTATGGTAATTATTACCACACTTCATATCAAATCTAAGTGTATGTATCTTAGACTTAGCCGTTTCTACCATCTTATAACCTTCATCTCTAGGTTTTATCTCCCCTATAAAGTAAAACCTATCAAATGTTGATATTTTATCTTTTGCCATGTTGTTTTTATTCCTCCTATAATTAATTTATTCTGTTTATTGTTATATATTTATATTATCATAAAATATTATCTTGTTGGGACTTATACATAAAATTTTTAAAATATTTTCTAACTGTTATTTTACAATATCAAAACTATTCAAAAAATATTAGCTCTTCTGCGTAAGGCAATTCTTTTAATGTATCAATAAATAATCCCCACTCTTTATCTAACCTATGGTTTCTTCTCTGCAAATAGATGTTTCTTAATTCCTGATAATTGGTACACCATGTTCTAGTCTGCAAAAATCCTTCTGGCAATATCTGTTTAGCTTTCCTAATCTTTATTGATGTAGGCTCTTTTCTATAATCATCTCTCAATTCATTTATATAGTCTATGATTGGCATAATTACGTGCTTAGTTTCGTAAGATTCTATATAGAAGTCATCTATGGTTATAGGATTCTTCCTATTTAATAATTTATGCATAGTAGAACAAGAGTTCTTACTACCAAAATGATATGTATCTGCTTCACTCCACCAGTACCTAGGCATAGTCACATCTATCCATACTATTATTTGCCTCAAAAACTTACAATGCTCTGTACCAGCTTTAATAAGTCTTTGAGCTAGATTTTTGTCTTTAGTTCCTAATGTAGTAATTGTAGAAAAACTGCTAGTACTAATAGTATTAAATGTTTCGCTGTCTGATAAGTGCCAACTATCCATTGGATTTCTCATACCTTTAATGGCCTCTCTAAGACCACTTACATTCAATATCTCAATTTTCATACCTTTATAAGCCTGCAATAATATCCCCTCTTTCTTTTCTCTTTTTAATAATCATATCCATGCAATCTGAACTACTTCCTACAAAAGATGAAAAGTCCATAAGTAAATCTATTGGTATATCATATGTTCCTTGCATATAACTAGATGTTCTAGTTAGTCCCGACCCCTCTATAGAATCAAGGATTAACATAGGATATTTGCGGTCTTTATAGATTACATACAATAATTCATCACCACTCATGATATTTACATACATATTCTTTACATCTTCAATATGTGGTATAATGTGTTTCCTTCTAGTTTCTGTGTAGTCCCTTAACCACACCTCTATGTCCCCATTATCTGATTGATTGGGTTCGGTTATAGGGGGGGAGGGGTTTTGTTTTTCAAAATTTTCTGTCATTTATATCTCCTATATACAAAAATCTACTATTCTCTGTGTCATACCACTTAAATTTAATTCCTCATCATATCCATTAACTGCATACAACAAAGCATTTAACTCATTAGGATAGAATGTATAGTCTGTAACTATACCATTTCTGTCTAATCTTATATTTAAATCTGCTTTTCTTTCTTTAGCTAGATTAATCATATTCACTAACTCTTTCTTTCTGGTCATGGTTTTCTCCTATCTGTATATCTTTAATGGTTCTTCATCTTCCCAATTAATTCCATTCCATCTACAATCAAAAAAATGCATCTCCATATATCCATTGTCTGTTGCCCATACATCACAACATGGATTGCTTTTGACTGGTTTTTCAGTATAAACACACACTGTTCCATCCTTATCTTTGGCTATGTATGTAAACTTATGTTTTAAATAACTAATTAACTCTCTTTCTTCTTCTGTGGTACAATTTAAGTATCTAGTTTTATCATGGTCTATCATTTCATCAGTTACATACCATCCATTAGACATAATATATTTGTTTCCATGACCATCTATATTATTTATCTTGTATAATTTATATTTCATTTGTTCCATTGATTCAATAAAAATGGTGTTATCGTCCTCTGTCAAATCACTTCTCAATATAACTTTATCCCCTATCTTGTACCTAAGCTTAGGCAAAATTGGTTTAATATCACTATCTGTAGCTATACCAGTTGAACCATATCCATTTTCCCCTCTATTAGACTTATCTAATTCTTCTTCTGATACGTCCTTAAAGTCCCCATGTTCAATCTTAGTTATAACTATCTGACATATCTTACCACCTATCTTTATAGTCTGTTCATTTAGTGATACATTCTGTATAATCGCAGCAACTTCATCTCTAAATCCACTATCTATAGTTGCAGGAGCATTAGCTATCCTAAATCCTGTTTTCAAGCTATTCCCTGATGTAGGTCTTAGTGAAAAATCATAACCCTGTTCTATACTCATCTTAAATCCTAATCCACATAATATTGTTTCAAATGGGTTAAGAGTATATTCAGTAACTCCCTCTAATGGCACTGGTTTCTTATTTTCACCAAGAATATTAATTGTACTTACATAACAATCTGCTCCAGTATCCTCGAATCCATGTGCGTATTTTGGTATTTCTACCCCATCTCTTAATCTTGCAATTTTTACTTCAATCATATATTCCTCCCAAAATAAAACTTTTCCTATCATATATGTCAATTTGTGATATAGTTTTCCATATATCACCACGACTATCTACTTCAATCAATTCTTGAATCCATTTAACATTAGGCGGTTCATGGATACACTTCCACTCCGTCTTAATTATTTGTTGCGGTAAATCAACATGTCCTATTTTACATGAAATCATATCTACTCCTTATGTGACTTTCATATTTTTAATTTTATTCATTATTATTCCCGTTACTTTCTAACCATTCTTCTAATATGATTTTATCTTCTTTAAATCCATCTATTTTTGCTATAAAAGATTTCATTTCTTCTTCGGAAAATGAATATGCAAATCTCAAATGATTCACGATCTTTTCATCTAAATACCTAATGGCACATTTAACTGCCATAACCTGTAATTTATGTGGTAGTTCCATTTCCACCTCTTTCTGATAAATATCTTCTCATGTCTTTAAACTTAATTCTACTTGTCTTAGGATATAAAGTTCTCTTAATCATAATTACCTTCCTTTGTTAAATTACTTGTATCTGCCTACATGACATCTTTGTAAAGTTCCTCTTTTCGCCTTCTGGTGTTTCGTACCTATCTACCCTTATAGACCCTTTTATGGATACTAAATGGCCTTTCTTTACATCATTTGCAAAATACTCCGCAGGCCTACCCATAATCTCGCATGGTATAAAGTTTGTAGTAATTAACCCATCCTTGTTCTTATAATCCTTATCGATAGCCAATGTAAATGTGGCTATTGGTGTACCTGATGTCAAATATTTAAGGTCAGGATCCTTAGTTAATCGCCCAACTAAAACAACGTTATTTAACTGAATCACCGCCTTTCTCAAAAAACATTTTGGTAGCTTTATCTATAATATCTTCCATTTTTTCTAATATATCAATATTCTTTACTCCATCTGCTTTTAATTGAAATGCAGTTCCTTTAGTGCCATCATTTAACTCCATATCCAGCCCTATTGTAATACCATTTGCTTCAAATACATGCAGTTTTCCATTACTATCTATTTTGTAAATCAACCCATCTTTTTCATATGCTTCTATCATCTTAAATTTACTATTAATTTTGCTATTCATACTTTTATCCTCCTACATTCCTATTTGTATGTTCTTATCTACATCTATTTTTTTAACAGCTCTTCTGCATCTTCTTCTTTACAAATCTAATTCCTCTTTAAATCTCTATTTTCTCAACTTCCTTAGTATAAAATTAACCACAACAACTAGTTGAAATAATACAGTTTCTAGGTGTTATTCCCTTTTCTTGTACCCTTGTAGTTATTCTGTTCCCTTCTAGGTCTAATGGGATATTTTCAACTTTCCTATACACATCCATGTATATTTCTCCCTTATCACCATTCATTGTAAACTCATAGTAATAAGCATCGCTATTCTTGGCACTGACTAAACATTTACTATTCTGTAATGTCTTACAAGACCACACAACAAACACATCATCAATATTTAAAAATTTAATTCGGTCCTCTTTAGCATTTTCATATATCATTACTTTCTGAACACACAAACTTATAAATCTTTCGTTACTTATCATATTAATTCTCCTTATATCCAACCTCTTAAAATCTCTGGGAATTCCCTATTATGATTCTTTTATTCTTTTTTGATTTTGCTTTCAATACTACCAAATTGACTATTTAAAGCCATTGATATTAAGTGCCTATCAGTATTTGTCAATGATTATTCTCTTTTTAATAAATATCTTCTCGTGCCTTTTCAGCCTCTAATTGTTCATTTTTACACATCTCTTTATTTAAACAAAACTGATAAGAATATTAATATCCAAACCATTCCCCGTCCTAAAACAATGTAGTCATAACGTTTCATATCACTCACATCCTTTATTCACCACCGATTTCAAATTGCTTATTATCTCCTATTTTATATCTTCTTCATTTAATTCATGAATATATAAATACTCATCCCACTTATCCAATATATTCATAAACTCATCAAATTCTAGTTTATCAAAGTCCCAATCTATATCTCTGACCCAATCGGCAAATCTAAATATGTTATCTATCTCATATATATAAGCATCACCCCAATCCCATGCATATCCATCAAATTGATGAATCTTACCAGTTTCGTCTTCAAATGTATATACAGGATAATATAAATTTCCTACTCTGTGGCATAATTCACAAGTTCCAAACTCTACATTCTCTTCTGTTTCCCAATCCACATCAACTAACTTAAATCTCATTTTTAATCACCTTCCAAATCATGTTATTTATATCCTCTTTAGATTTTAAATTTCCTTCTATTGAACAGTTTATAATGTCCCACTTATACTTTTCAGCAACAAACTTAGAATTGAAATAAGTTGATTTTAAATAATCTATATCTTGTTCGTGAATATCTCTATCTAGTATATCTTTTGTTTTATTTTCTCTATCTTTAATTAACTTCAAACTTACATCTATAGGAACATCTAAAAATATCACTTTATCAGGTCTAGGCAATCCATATAATCCATACTCATAACCATCTACCCACTCTAGGAACTCTTCCCTAGATTCATCACTACAGAACTTAGAAGCTTGATATATCATATTTGAAGGAACATATCTATCGGCAATTATAATACCACCTGAATTATAAAAATCTTGCCACTCTTTCTTATAACTAGCATACCTATCTCCTGCAAAGAAAGTTGAGGCAATATATGCATCTACATCTTCTGCGGTAGTGCCAAACTCACCATTTAGATACATTTTCACTAAAGCTGATGAATCTGATTGATAATTAGGATAAGTAATTTTCATTACCTTATATCCTTCATTCTTTAATCTTTCATACAACAGGTTAGATTGAGTTTCTTTCCCTGCTCCATCTGAACCACTTTCTATTACAAATAATTTTCCTTGCATACTCCCTCCTAATTCAAACTACAAGCTCTAGCATACTTTTCAGTATTCAAAAATTTGTTGATAAAATACTCTTGTCCTTTAGGTGTAACGTATACTATACTAGCTATGTCTGTTTCACCTATAGAATTGATAAAATTATACTTATGTATTTTAAAATATCCATTCTCTACATATCTTTGAAGTGGGAGATTATATGTTTTATTAGCTTTATTATTCATTAGATAACCATTTTCTCTCATCCACTTAAATAATCTATTCTGTCCTATAGATACACCATTTTGACAAATAAGTTTTGCTAACTCTCCTATTTTGATATTATGACTGCTATGTGTTATAGCATCAGCAAGTATAACTTTAGACTTATCTTCTTCAATCTTTTGTTCTAATTGTCTAACCTTATCTCTTTCATCAGTATAAGCTAGAAATAATTCACCTAGTTTTCTAGGGTCTTGATATATGTCATATATTAGTTCATCGGTCATATACATACCATGTTTTCTGATAGATGGTAATACCTCTGATGTCACCCATTTCTTGAACTTCTTAGCGTTCTCTAATTTTGAGTTGAATATAGCTGTGTATAGACCTGATTCATTAATTAAAAGCATCCTCTTAATATTGGTGTTAGGTTCTAATACTACTGCGGTTGTTCCATTTTGGACGAACCTAGTATTTTCAATGGTTTGAGGGTTTATTTCTTTGTAATCGTCTCTGTCTATTAGTTTTCTCATACTAGATGTTTCTTTGTACCCCAATATCTTAGATATTTCTTTCCCGATGAACCACAAGTCATTTTCCATATTTAAAACTCTAATATCACCAAATTCATTATTATTAAATATCTCTAATTTATTACTCATTTACATCACCTACATCTATACCTGTAATTTCTTTGAATATAGCTTTATCAAAATTAGGCAATGATAAAACTTCTTCTTTATAAATCATGCTTAATTTATCCCACCATTCTTGCCTATTATCCATTTTTATTAACTTTAAATAACCACCAGTAGTTTCATGTGTAGGATTATTTTTCTTCTCATTATCATCCATTACCAACGTAGGAATCCAACTTAAACAATCCATTGGCATATCATCTAAAATATGTCTTGCTCTACACTCATGCCATGTTGTTAGATTCCAATCACTTTGTCTATTAAACATGTATATTTTAGACTCTTTGGTGTTGAATACACCTCCAGATGAATTGCATGAATTCCAATCACCTGAATTACCATCACCTAAATTACCATCACCTGAATTACCATCACCTAAGTTATTATGACCTGAATTTCTATTACCTAAGTTATTATGACCCGAATTCCCATAACCCGAATTGTCATTACCTGAATTATAATCGCCTGAATTATAATCGCCTGAATTATAATCGCCTGAATTATAACTACCTGAATTACCACGACCTGAATTACATAAATCCAAAACTTCATGCCATGTTAATTCTCTAATAATTCTTATTTTATTAGTGCATGATTCTCCACCATCACCTTTACTTATATCTCCATAAGATTCTATTTCTGCTACTTTGTTATCACTTCTAAGCCAATAATGATTAAAACAATCACTTAGTTTCTCACAAAAGTGAAATCCTCTTGTGCAACATATTGGTGGCTCTTCTATTTCATAAGATTCCCCTACTTCATATTGAAAACCTCTGCAAGTCCAATCCGTATTAAATACCTTGTATCCTTTGACTACTTTCTGTTCCATTCCCATCTGTCCTTTCTTAAATTAACTCTTATAATTTTATTTAAACACCTACCATCTTTATATATTTTAGTCATATTCAGATGCCTAGGGAAACTTGCGATAAATCCTGCCTTACTCTTAAAAAATAATTTAAAATCATCCATATAATCAAATATATATTCTTTAATTTCTTTATCCTCTTTAATTTGATATATCTCACCTTCAACTAAAAAACTAAAATCCTTCAACTTAACATCCATGTCCTCTTTAAGTTTTCTATTGATATAGTTTTCTTTGTTGTATATATTTTCCAAAGAGACTTCTTTGAATTTACTGGTTATTTCTTCACCAGTTTTCAATTTGTTTATCATTTTTTCTATAGTTTTTGCAGCTCTATTTCTATCAAATTCCTTCTTATATTTCACCCTTAATTGATTCAAGGTATATCCATCCATGTTGTCAAATAACCATTCTTTTTCTTCTACTGTCCATACATTAGATTGTCTAATTCCCATATTACACTCTCCTTATTTTGAAGAATGAATTCCAATATCCATAATCTATGTGTTCTACATGATTTACTTCCCAATGTCTTGTGTAATCTAATTTCTTACCTTTTTTCTTTTCGTATTCATAGATGTATTTAATAGCATCTTCTCTAGTATCATATATTCCTATTTCTTTAGTTTCTCCGTCTATTTCATGCTCTAGTTTAAAACTCATTGCTACGCCTCACTATTCTGGTTGGTTCTTCATCTTCCCATTTGATATTAGGAAATATATTTTCAAATAAATAATCAGGTTTATGCAACACCATATATTCATCTTCTGATGTCCATAAATCTCTAGATGAAGTGCTTTTGACTGGTTTTTCAATATAAACAAATATTGACCCGTCCTTATCTCTGGCGATCCATTTGTATCTACTATGGATATGATCCATGAATATCAAATCATCTGATGTAAATTTGCTAGTATTCCCTCTTTTCGTTTCTCTTAGCACATCTGTTCCTACCACCTCATTGTATTCCCATATTTCTTCGCACCATTCGCCACTATTGAATACATCAATCTTTGATATAGTTCTATCATCTATATGTTTAACCAACTTTCCATAAATCGATTCCACATACCCGTCCATAATAAATTGTTCAATTACCTGTTCTCTCTTATCCATTTTAATTTTCCTCCATCTTTCTTAATCTTTTTCTTGCGTTTGAATCCTTAAAAGTATCTCTGTTTTCCACATAATAATTCAACGAATTTTCCCTGACCCATTTAGCACCATTACCACCTATTACGGAATTTCTTGGTAATTTACTGTCTGGCTTGTTAATCTCTTCAGTCATTTCATTGACTATTCGTTGAGCTGTACTTTTCGATACTTTTAAGTATTCTGGTATTTCTTTGAGTCTTATCCTAGTTCCATTCAT